CTACGCCGCCAAGCTTCCTTCGCGGTGCTCCATCGCTTCGAAGATCACTTCGAAGACGCTGTCGACTTCCTCGTTGATCTCGGCAGCCGAGATGCCTTCGCGCTCGGCCGCTTTCATCAATTCGTCAGCCAGGTCGCTTATTGCAACTGGATCGTCAGTCATCGCGTTCGGCAGGTGCTCTGCCATCCATCGGTCGACGAAGTTGATGCCGCGTGTGCTCATGGAGCATGAATCGCGCAGAGTCGACTATGTTCCCGAGCCAGCGGCACGGACCGGTGCGTTCAAGGCTCGATCTGCAGCCTTTGCTAGCAGCCGAGACAGATGCCGTTCGTGAAGCTCTTGCATGCTTTCCAGAAGCGCAAAGAACTCGAGGGCGTCCTCAGTCGGCAATCCGTCCCGATCCAGTTGGGCTATGCGCTCGCGCTGCTGCGCGAGGTGGTGTCTACCCAGCCGGACATGCCCTCGGACCATGCGGATATCGTCGGAAAGCGTCATCAGGGGCAACGGCCGCGCGTTCGAGATGTTCCGCGATCCGCCGCTAAGAGCTGGAACAAGGCTGCAACGGCGGTGTTTCTCCACTCAGGAGGATCCCAATATGGCAGACGACAAGAGCAAGCGTGACTTCCGCGACTGCGATCGGGTTTCGGCCGACGAAGACTATGAGGTGGAGTATTTCGCCCAGAAGGTCGGGCCGACGCCGCAGCAGGTGCGCGAGCTGATCCGAAAGCACGGCAACGACCGCGCAACATTAGAGTGCGAAGCGAAGGCCCTCGGCCGGGGGTGACATGGATGCCTCGCTACCAGGTTGAGGAGCTTTACGGCGAAGAGGTGCTGTCTGCTCAAACGGTGGATGTCGACGAGCCAATAAAGGCGGCCGAGCGCATAGCTGGCGCTCCAATCTCACCGAGAGCTTTGCAGCAGCACTGGTTCAGGGTGGTCGACGAGCAAGAGAACGCCGTCTTCGAGTTCAGTTTGGCCGAGCCCGTGGCACGGGATTTCTCGAAATGATCAACAGCCGGAAGAACGATCCGGACTGCCGCGCCGCCCTCCAAATGATCCGGGCGACCATCGAGGAGCATTGCCCACCCGGCGTGCTGATGAGCGAGGATGAGGTGAACGGCCATTACGGCCCGGAGTTGTTCGCTGAGGCCGAGGCGCTTTCCCGGGCCATCGTGTGCAGCGTCTCTCGATTGGTGATGTCGCGAAGCCGCCCGCGCAGAGCATCAAGTCGTAGGCGCGGCGTTCAGCCCTCGTCACCAGCCGGTATCAATTCAAGTTCCGACGGCGATATCCCCGCCCTCAACTGGCTCAGCCGCAATTCGTCCACCCAATAGACCTCGCCGTCGACCAGCACCCGAGCTTCGTAGGAGCCACCTGAGAAGCGCTGCGCGGTGATGTAGACCTTGTGGCGGTCGAGCGCTTTGCGGACTGCCGCACGCTTTGCATTTTGGCTGGAGACGGAACTGTCCATGGTTATACGTGGAACTCGTGACGCAACACGGCGAGTCAATCTGCTCCCGCTCGAATCGTTCCGACCGAGGCGTCGAGAACGCAAAAAAAGCCCCACCGGCCGAAGCCGGTGGGGAGACTGGATGTGATGAGCAGGAGTTACAGGGTGAGCGCCTGTGCTATCTGCAAGTAGAGCAGCACCCCGAGAGCCCCGGCCAAGAGGAAAATCAGACCGGTCAGAACTTCGGAAGCGGTGCGCGGCAGCCTCACGGCTTCGGTCCTTTCAGCTGGTCGACTATCTGCGTCAGTGCCAGTAACAACCCCGCAACCGTCAAAATGATCCACATCGATGTAGAGCCCAGCCAGCGCAACCGCGTCCAGAGTTGCACGACGGCGAACCCAGCTTCGAAATGGTCCTCATCCAGATCGAGGAATTTATCGAGCCGTTCGCGCCGCAGAAGATCCAGCCGGCCTGCCCAGATAAGGGCCTCACGCTGCTTGCTGTCGAGGCGATCGAGCCAGAGGATCGTTTCCGGGTCGAGTTCCCGAAGCCGCTGGGGGAACCCTCCGCTCATTTCACGAGCGCCTGGATGGTATCGCCCTTGGCGTGGTTGAGGCGAACGCAGTCCCCAAGACGGCGGCGATCTTCCGCGTGCAGCCGGGTCTCCTCCTCCGTCGAGACGAAGCGATGGGGGATATCGACCACGCCGAGGCAATCTTGCATCACGCTTGGGTCGACGTGTGCTGTCGGCTTCGGCACCAGGCTATCGACCGATGGCGTCGAGGCGCTCTGACACCCCTGCAGAGATGCCATCAGGCTTGCAGCCAGAAGGATCGGTCGAAGCGGGCGGTGCATTGTCTTGGTCCTTCTGCGCGCGCACCAGCTCGGCGATGCGGCCGGCGTCGCTATGCTGCTTGTCAATGTAGGCTTGTGCCGCGGCATCGATGTCCTGCTGCCGCGTCTTGTTGTCGGCCGCCTGAGCGATGGCGGCGAGCTTGATCTTCTCCTGCCACAGCGCGTCCTCCGCCTTTTGGCCGGCGGCATATTGTCGATCGACGCGGCCGTCGACCAAGCCGGCCAGGGCCGGACCGACGTAGGGGATGTCGCGGAGCGGCCCAATCGGCACGCCTTCGTAGAAGAAGATGATGCCGCCGGCGACGATGATCGGCAGGCCAAAGCGCGACGTCGCGAAGACGAGGAACGGCCCGAGATATGGGATAGCGGAAAGCGGGTTCACTGTTGGCCCACCATGCACAGCGCCTTTTCACGCTTGCGACGTTCGAAGAGGCCGCGCAGGATTCTACGGCCGGCCCTGTCGAACCAGGTCAGGGCTTGGCAGCCGCCGGCGACATCGCCGGCGTTGAGGCGGCGCGTTGCAGTGCTCTTGCCTGCCCCGGCGGGGCCGACGTTGTAGGCCAGCGAAGTGTAGGCCGCATCACGCGTTGCAGGCAGGCGGACGTTGATCGTCTCGAGGGTGAAATAGCGGTGCAGCGCGGTGCGGTGTTCTGCCACCTCGACCTTGAGAAGGTCGAGGCATTGCTCATCGGTCAGCATCATGTTGGCGTGGACGCCGCGCGTGGAGCCAGAGCAGATCGTCCATTTGCCGACGGCATCGCGATAGGCGTGGTTGCGCTTGCCCTCTTCCTTGGCGATGAACGGCACCGCGATCGCCAGCGTCTGCGCCTCGGTGGCCGGACCATCTGGAAGGGTCGCGGCGCTGGACGGCCAAGCGAGCAGAAGCGCCAGCGCAAAGACGATAGCTGCCACGGCGGCGATGCGCAGCCATTCCTTCCAGGGGGAAATCCCCTGCTGGAAAACGCGGCCAATGATGCCGGCAAGCAGAAGGCCGACAGCGAGCCACCACGCGACATTCGGATCATAGTCCTGGCCGGTCCAGCCATACCAAAGCTCCGGCAAGATGAGCACGGCGAGGCCGAACACCTGCATCCAGAAGCTCAGAGACAACAGCACCACGCGGCGCACGTCAGGGACGAGACGCATTACAGTTCCTTTCCGCCCGAGAGGGCAGTTTTTCGGAATGAGGATCAGGGATTGTCGGACCCACTCTGGGTGGGCCGGCTCACGGTCAGAGCAGCGCGGCGGCCGTGAAGAACGCGTCGATCTGCGCGTCGGAGAAATCAAGCGCGGTGAAACCGCTCTGCATCATGGGCTCGGAACGAACGAACGAGCCGCTATTCGCATAGGCGATCTGGACGGCCTGGCTCTGCGAACCCACCCAGGTCTCCACCTGGCTGAGCAAGCCAGCGGCGAGAAGTTGAAGTTTGAACTGCCGCGCTGACACGCTTGTCGGGACGAGCGTGGGCGCGGGGCTCCAAGCGCCGCTGGCCCAGACCTGGCGCGCGTCGTCAGGGGCCGTTGGCACCTCGACAGCACCGGCCGGCGGCTCTACACCATCAAAGCCGCCCAAATAAACGCCGACGGCGTCCACAAAGTATTTTGTCATATTCGCGTCCTAGTGTATGAGACGGTTGGTCAGTGGTGGTGAGTGGAATTTCCGATGTTCTTGTATGGTCTTGGTCTCGGTTTTGTGCTCGGGATGGCCGCCCCGATAGCCATCGCCTACTATCACGGCACGCGGCCTTTCGAAGATTGAAGTGTGATTTCCTTGTTTTACTTCGGGTTTATCTTCGGCTTCGTGCTCGGCTGGGTATCGGTACTTCAATTCACTAAGTGGTATCTTATGGGATAGCACTCGTTACAGCCAGGCTCTCACGACCATCTTCCAGTTGGCGTTTGTCAGGCTGACCGACGCACCCGTGCTGAAGTTGAGCGCGGAGAAGACGGGCGGGCTGCTGCTGCCGAACTTGACATTCATGTTGGCGGCGTCGGGTACGATGGTCACGCCCAGGTTTGAAGTCGTGAGGCCCATGGACTCCTTGATCTCCTGGCCGATGCTGTAGCCAAACTCCGCCGTCTGGCAGACAAGAAAAACGTCGTATTCCTTCGGCTTGGCTCCGAGACCATGCGCAAGGGTCAGGGTGCCGCCAACGGTAATCGTCTGCTGCGGGCTCTCGTAGAACTTCTGAAGTTGGCCAGCGGCGAGCGCCGCCGCTACAAAGGCGGTCGTTGCGATCTGCGTCGAGTTCGTGCCGCCGGTGGCGGTCGGCGCGGTCGGCACGCCGGTCAGCGCCGGGGTCACCAGCGTCTTATTGGAGAGCGTCTGCGCCGAGGTCAGGTCAGCGGCGATCGTAGTGTCGATCGCGAACTGCGTGCCCGCGAGGACAAGACCGTTGCCGGCTGTGTACGCACCGACGCCCGCCGTTTGGGCAAACGTGATCGGATCGGTGCCGATGACCGGATTTTCCTTGCCGTTCTGCACAAAGGTCGTAGCGCCGAGCGTCGACCCACCCGTCACGAAGGTCTGGTCGCCAAGGTCGATTTCAGCGCTGAGATTGTAATAGGTCGCACGCGTCAGGACGAAGGGCGCGCCGGCGCTGCCCGTCGCCGTGACCGTGTAGATGCCGTTCTGGAACGTCGGGACCTGGTTCTTGACCAGGATCACGTCATTGAGGTTCGCGGCTACGCCGTCGACCGTCAAAGCACCGTTGGCAGAGGCCGTAAGCGTGGCGCCGACGCCGGAAGCGCCATTCGCATAGGTGGCAGTCGGAAGAGCGGCGGTCGTGGCCAGCCTGCAAGCCGGCAGTGTCGTGGTGGCGAAGATCGCGGCCTGCACATAGGCGGTTGTTGCCACCTTGGTCGAGTTGTCGCCGGGCGTCTGCGTGACGGCGGTCGAGGCCGAGCCGAGGGCAACGGTCGGGCTCGTTGCGAAGACAAGCGGACCGCTGCCGGTCTCGTCGACCATCGCCGCGGCGAGCTGCGCGCTCGTGCCGCCGGCAAGAAAGGCCAACATGTTGGCGGCCAATCCGGAGATGTCGCTGATCGCCGGCTGCGCGAAGGTCGGATTGCCGCTCGTGTCGACGCCGGTACCGAACTGATGTGACGGCGCCGCGGCGGATTTCACGCCGCCCAGGGCCGAGGACTGAGGCGTCGGAAGATCAGCGCCCACCAGATGCCGGAACGCCGGGGCACCAGCCGCAGCACCAGGTGTGGCGAGCACCAGGTTGGCCGCTTGAGATCCAAGCGAAACGCCGCTGTCTGAAAGCGCGGTGCCGCCGGTGTTGGAGAAGACGGGAATGTCGCCCATCACCGTGATCGAAGGCCCGACAATCGTTCCGTTGCCGATCGGGCCTATCGTCTTTCCGCCGACCTGGGCGTAGAGCCCGAAGATCGTCATCCAGATATTGCCGTCGACGGGCTGGCCGGGAGTTGCGCCAGGCGGCACGCTAAAGCCGGCCTGCAGCGACGTCGACGGAACCGTGTTGAGCGGGCCTAGCATCGTGTCGCCGGCGCGGTTGACCGGCGTGTAGCCAAGCGCATCCTGCTTTTGGGCGAACAGCTGAGACCACTGGCCCGGCGTCAGGACGAAGCCATAGGTGAACGGCATCATGGGAACAAATCCGAATGTGTGTGAGGAGCAGCGGCCCGACGGCTCACGAGAGAGCGATCAGCTCGGTCAATCCTTTGGGCGTCGCCGGCCACACGAAAGAGGATGGGTCGGTGGCCTTCGTCGCCGCCTTCGCGGCGGCATCGAGCACGGCCTGTTCCCAGACCTGCGCCGCGTCGAGAACGGCGAGGTCTGCCTTCTGATCGTCCGTCAGGCTACCCTGACGCTCAATGCGCTCGAGAAACGTGTAGTAGGACGCCAGCGAGGCGCGCCTGCCATCGTATGTGGCTTCCAGCTTGCTTTGCGCCAGGCCCGACCATTGAGCGCTGGTGAGGGCCGCTGGAGGCGGCGGCGCCGGCGGCGTGAAGGTCACGCCGTCGAACGCATCGCCGATGTTTGCCGTATCGGACGCCACCGAGAGAGGATCGGCGACCCAATCGACGTCCTGGATCGAAACGGAAATGACAAACCGGCGATCGGTGCTGAGATGTGCAACGCGGATCATTCAGTGCTTCCTCAATCAAATTCGAAGACGACGACAACGCCAGGGCCGCCAGCACCACCCGCACCGCCACCGTCGCCGCCGCCGCCACCCCCGCCGAGAGTGCCCGGACCGCCGGGCACTGCGACGCCGGTCGAAGGCGTCGCGCCGCCGTAGCCGCCACCGCCCCAGAACGAGCCGCCACCGGCACCGCCGTCGTGGCCCGAACCAGGCGAGCCGCCATTGCCCGAGAGCAAAAGGGCACCGGCGGTTCCGACACCCACCGACTGGCCGCCCGCGCCGTATGAGTTGGTGCCGCTGGAAGAACCGCCAGAGCCACCAGTGGCGACGGCAAGGACGCCGAAAGAAGTTGTTCCTCCGGAACCGCCGATGAGATCGGAACCCGATGATGGATTGGGGACGCCACCGGCGCCGATGGTGACGGTCTGCTGGGAGACCGGGCCGAAATATACACCCGTTCCGCCCGCGCTACCGCCGCCACCAGTGAAGCCGTTCGTCGTGGCGTTGCCGCCACCTGCGCCACCGCCGCCCGTGGCGAAAGCGAGCATGCTTTTGGCACCGGCCGTCGGCACGTAGGTTCCGCTGGCGGAGATGACGCGCATGGCCTTCATCGCGCCAGGAAGCACTGCGGCGAGCGCCGCGAGCGTGACCTCGCGGTCCGCACCGTCCGACAACACGTGTAGCGGAAGGCTGTCGCCCAGGGAAAGCGCGCCGGTGGGTGACGGCAAACTCGGGATGTTGAGCGAAAGAACCTGCTGATCGGTCGCGGAAAGTCCCGCGTTTGGGGCCACGGTGACAGCCGGGTTGAGCAGCCGAAACGACGTCGTCGCGTTGTTGAATCCGAGGATGCCGGTGCCACTCGCAGGCCATTGCTTGGCCGTCAGAGGGGTCCCGTCCATGTTGACGATAGGATGGGTGCCGAGCCCATCGATGTTGCCCGTCATCGCGCCGTTGTTGTCGAAGGCCGACTTCTGGATCAGGAAGACCTGGCCGTCGACATAAGCGCTTGGCGCCGGAAGCACGTTGGCCGTGACGACGTTTGCCGAGCCGGAGTCGACACCGACCATGATGTAGGACGAGGTGCCGATATTGACCCAATTCGCGCCGCCCGTATCGGGGTCGGACGTGTTGTCGTCGACGGTGCTGAGCCAGACGACGCCCGCCGTCGCACCGACCAGGACCGCACCGTAGGGATAGCCGCCGATCGCCGTCGAGAAGGCTGCATCATAAGGGACCAGACCGCCCGCATTCTGCCACTGCGACCACTGCGTGATCTGCTTGAGAATGCCGTTCATGTCCTGGCCGAAAGGCGGCACACCGCCCGATCCAACCGGCAGGAAGTTGAGCGGCGGAAAGCCGTCGGTCAGGGACGCCGCGCCATTCACGATCCCGATTTGCGAGGCGAGCGGAATGGCGCGGATATAGCTGGGGCTTGCCGACGCGCCGAACGGAACGGCGAATTTCGTCGGCAGAGCTGAAATCTTCATGGCGAGATCCTTAGGTGATGACGACCGATGCTTTGACGCCAGTCGGCTTCGGCAGGACGCCGGAGTTCTGGACGATCGCGAGTTCGACGGAGGAGAGCTGGAAGGTGAAGGTGTAGGTCATCGTCATCGTCGCGATGAGCGAGCCCGCGTAGAACGATGCCTGGTTGAAGCCGACGCAGTTCAGCGATTCAGCAAAGCCGAACCACGTGCCCGGGTTGTCGCCTTCCGTGACGTAGGCGTTGCCCCTGTTGGGGAATAGGCTCATCAGGATCTGGTTGATCGCGGGGATCGAACCATTGGTGATGTTCGCCGCCGCCTTGGCCAGGATCAGGAGCCGGTAAGCCTCGTCCGACAGCGCGAAGTTCGACGTCAGCGGCGCGCCGGAATAGAACGCGCCATTGCCGAACGGATCAGTGCCCGGGCTCGCCTCCTGGAAGCCGAACCAGTCGCCGGCCGTGACCTGCAGGATGCGATTGACGCCGACGATGCGGCCCCAGACGTCGAGCCCATAGCCCTGCGCCGTGTCGACGTCCCAGATGTAGTCGAAGAACGCGTCGAAGTTGGCGGTCTGGTCGAGATATTCGAAGATGTTGCCGATCAGCCGCGTCAGCGTCGGGGCATTGGCATATTCGCTGATGACCGTGCGCCAGACGTCAAACGGCGGATAGTCGCCAAGCGGGCTGACGCCAATGGAGAACTGACCAAAGCCGTTCGGTATCCCGGGCGGCGGCCTGGGATAGGGAGGGCCTGTGTCTTCCATGATCAGCTCAGCGTTACGATGATGTCATTCGGCGAGATGGTCGGCACCTGGTCGATGTTGACGCCGATGTCGAATCGGTCGGGCACCGCCGCGACCATGCTCTCCAGCGAGACCGTCAGGTTGTTGGAGACGGTGTAAGTGCCAACGCCGCCGGTGCCGGTGCCGAGCGCGGTGATGGTCGTGCCGACTGTCAGCTCTCCCGTGGTGTCGGAAATCACCTTCCCCACCGCCAGCGCTCCGGACGCGACCGCCGACACGGTCAACGTCGTTCCTGCGATCTGGCCGGTGAAGCTTGCAGCCGGGTTGTTGTTCGAGCCGATTTCGATCGAAATGATCTGCGCCCACGAGCCAAGGGCGGCCACAGGTGCGTAGAAGCGGCTCGCGTACAATGTGGTGCCGATCTTGGCGCGCGGCCCACCATCCTCTCCGGCAAACGCTGCCACGATGGCGGCCTGGACTTGCGCCGCCGCGTCCGCCGGCACCAGGTGCGTGTTGACGATGTTGACCGCAAACAGGATCGCCAGCGGATCGGGGATCTCGAAGCTCACCCGATAGGCCGGATACGGCGGAACGTAGCCCGGGCTCTCATCGTAGACCGTGACAGTCGTGTTGCCGTTATAAGCGCAGCCCGGCGCTTTGCGGCTCCAGATCGCGCGGGCGATATCGTCCGCATCGCCACCCACCGCGGCGACATAGATCGAGTTCGGATAGATCGAGACGCCGCCGATCACCTGCACGTCGTTGCTGTCGTTCTCGGTCACGAACGCATCGATGACGTTTGGAACGTCGAGCACCGCGCCGAGCACCGACGGCAGGGAGCCCTGCGAGTTCAGCGCGACCGACGCAGCGCGCCGCGCCTCGAACGCCGACCGGCTCTCGACGTTGTTTCCCAGCACGCCGTCATCCGGGTTCGTGATCGAATCCCAGCCGGGGATGGCTCGGTAAATCTGGTCGAGGCTTCCGGTAGGGCATGGGATCGGGCCGACCACCAGGCACTCGAACGGCAAGGTGACAGTGCCGTCTACGCCGATGACGCCATCCTCAGTGCACAGATACTGGTTGCCATCCTCGGCAAGAGCCAGCGAGCCCGCCGGAATGGCGACGCCCGGCAAGCCATTGCAGAGCGCCTGCACGACCGTCGGCTGGGCCGGGTTTCGCTCGATGAAGTAGATGCGCGCGATGGCATCCTGCATGCGACCGGTCGCATAGGCGGGATCGACCTGGTTGGTGAAATAGAGAAAGGTCGAGTTGACCTCGTCGATCACCGCCGTTTCGCTGCTCGCGAGCTGCCCCTGCGGCGTGTTCAGTGCGGGATTGAGGACGCCGCCGAACGCGCCGTTGATGTCTTCGGTCACGCCGGCCAGCACCTCCGCTGCCGACGGGATCAGGAACCCCGTGTCCGTCCACTGCGGCGGGGGAACGTTGGTAGTGTCGACCATGTGCTAGAAGCCCGCTGCGGTGGTGTTGCCGGCCGCGTCCGTCACCTGCACTTGGCCGGTGACAGTCCGATCGGTCCAGGACTGGATGAAGGTCTGCGCCGAGACCACGCCGGGCACCGTCAGCGCGGCGCGATTGAAGTACGCCTTCATGAGCGAGACCGGCGGTGCCTTGCCCAGGATCTGGTCGAAGTAGGGAATGCCCTGCGTGGTGTCGTAGTAGAGCTCGCCCGCGAACAGCCTGATTGCGCTCGCGGCGTCCTGCGCCAGCGCATAGGGCTCGTCGGCGACGGCGATGTTGCCCGACGCGTCGGCCACCAGGTCCCAGGTGTCGGTGTCGAGAAGGAGCGTCTTCATGTTCCCGGCTCCGGTGGGCCTGACGTGCCGCCGCCGGGCTGGACGTTTGTGTGAAGATGGTTGAGCACGCTGATGTTCTCGCCGCCGGCGCCGGCGATGACGTCGCCCGTCACCCGCAGCTGTGCCGTGGTGATGGTGATCGAGCCGGCCGCGAACTCGATGACCTGGCCGTTCTTGTCGAAGAGCTTGATGCCGCCCTCGGTGAACTGGACGGCCTGGTCCTGGTTGGCCGGATTGGCGATCGCGCCCTGGTAGATGCCGTCCGACATGTTGCCGCGGCGGAAGCTGCCCGGGTTTGATTGGGCTCCGCCGTTGGCTTTCAGGGCCGAGATGTCGCGGTCCGATATCGTCATGTGGCCAATGTCGCCGACCTTCGGATCGTTGATGATGCCGTTGGTGCCGCCCTGGTTGCGCATCGTGGCGATGCCATAGATGACGCCGTGGGGCGTCTGGTTGCCCTGCCCGTCGGTCTGATTGATCAGCGGCATCACATCCACCGTGGGCGGCGCGCCGACGCCGCCACCGTGCACCGCGACGACCTTGACGGGGATGCCCGTGCGCGCCTGCGCCAGCTCCTGGCGGATGAGGAAGCGAAGTCGGTTGATCTTAGCAGTGTCATCCGACGTGGTCTGCTGACCGAAATAACCCTGCCCGCTCATGCCGGCGCCGAGGCATCAACGGCGATGCATTCGAGGAGCATGAACCACTTTCCGTGGGGCATCATTGCCTCCAACTGATACTCGAGGCGGTTGACCTTCCATGTGCCGCTGGCCGGCGTCAGGTCGCTCTGGATTTGCACCTTGCCCTGATACTTCACAGCCGGGTTGTAGAGCGCGCGGACCAGCACGAAGGCCTGCTGGAAGAACGGGTAGCCGACCATGCCGGTCTCTGCCGAAATCAGCACCGTGTCGCTGTTTCGCGCCTTGCCGGGCGGCGTGATTACCATCGTGCCGCGATCGACGCCGACGTCGAAGCCGCCGTCGCGCGCGATCGCCAGCATCTGCGTCCACGCCGTGCCCGGATAGTAGGGATTGGCAAACTTCACCTTGACGCCGGCGTCTTCGAACGCCAGGCCCATCTGCCCCGCTAGAGATTTCATCATCTGCGAGGCATCGCCGGAGCCCTTGATGCTCAGCGGCGGGATCGGCTTTGCGGCATGGAAGACGCCCGGGAGCGAGCTGATCCGAAAGCACACGTCGGGCATCGCCTGCGCGTCGACATAGGCATAAACGATAGTGCCGGTCCACACGACGTTCTGGCCGGTCTCGTCATCTCCAGCGAGCAACGAAATGCCGTTCTTGTACATCTGGAGATACTGTGAACCGACGGTGGATAGCTGGTTCATCAGAGCCAGCGGCAGGCCCCAGATCGAAATTTCCGCTTGCCCCGAGCCTTGCCCGGCGTTGACGATGTTGCAGGCGACGCGCAGCCCGAATACCTCTGCGGTGTTGCCGCCGCCTTCAAACTGACCGTTTGCCAGCTCGAACTCGACCGAAATTCGCTTCTGGCTGAAGGCCATTTTGGGTTACGCCCTGCTTTTGAGGAGATCGGTCGATGAGGCGATATCTGGCGATCGGAATGATCGTGGCGTGCTGCGTGCCGGCTGGCGCCAGCAACACGATGGACAACCTGATGTTGAATGCGACGAACGTCGGCAAATGCTACCGCGACGCCGCGCTCCATTTCAGGGACAAGCTGCATCAGATCACGGTTCTTGGTGACGATGCCGCGGCTGCATTGGTCGAGAATTCTTGCGACGTCGTGGCGTCCGGATACATGCACTTCTGCGAGGAGGCGCACCGCACCGAAGACCAGTGTATCGGCGGCTTGAAGGTTATCGCCGCCGACGTGCTCCAGCACCCGGACAACTAAGCAAAACCCAGAAATTTCGCAGTAAAGCCTCTTGTAACCAAGTCGGTTACAAGTTAGTTTGCTTGGCTATACCAGCCTATACACTTGATAGCGTGGATAGCGGGCCGGAAGGAAGCAGCAACCTCCAACCGACCCTAACCGAAGCGAACCTGATGAGAGGCTCCCCATGGCTACCCAGCGGAATACCACACGCCCCGCAGCGACCTCAATCCCTGCGATGGGAACCTCGATTGATGTGTCGGGCGCTCTGCCGCTAGACCGGCGTCGTAGCAAGGCAATAATGGCCGCTGCCATGCAATACGTGGGCCGAGAGGCTCCTACCGGCGGACACAAGCATGCCGTCGAAGAGGCCATCGCCAACATGATCGGGGCGAGCCAATATCTGGCGCTTCGGCTCGGTGAGGCGAAGGCCCGCGCGGTAGTCTACTCCCTCCTCGCCCTGCGGACCTGACCCAAAATCTTAGCCCTGGCCGGCCGGAAGCTCGCTCGCCGATACGAAGGCGAGGCTGTAACGCGTGCCGAGCCCGGTGTAATACGGGTCGGTGTCGCCCTGGTTGTCGATGAAGATCAGATCGCCGGAGAAGCCGAGATAGAGCGACCGGACGATCCGATTGAGGTTCTGGCAGATCACTCCGCCTATCACGAGCACGTTGTCGACATAGAGGTCGATGAACAGGCCGGTGTTCTTTTGATAAAGGCTGATCTGCGAGACCTGACCGTCCAGCGTCACGCCGACCGCCTGGTTTGGCACCGCCTGCAGTGGGATGATGACCATCAGAAGCCTCCGGCCGGCAGCCCAGACGATGTCTGGAATTGCGCGAGCTGCGCGCTGCTCGCCGGCGCGGTCTGGACAGTGCCGCCATTGACCTGAGAAGCGCCGCTCGGATCCTGGGTGTTCGACATGGCGGCGCTGGCGGCCTGCCGCACTTCGATCAGCCAGATATCGACCGACAGAAGCCCCATCCCCTCATTCGAGCGCCGGCTATAGTCGTAGTGGGTGATGTTGCAGGAGAGGTAGACCGCCTCCGGCGTCACCACGTCATAGAGGTTGGTGTCGCCGGCGACGGCCGCGATCGACGCAAGCATCGCGGCGCGGTTTGCGGCCGATCCGCCGGCGGTGAAGCGCAGCCGAGCATCATAGGGTATCTGGACCTTGTCGTAGCTCTGAAACGCTCCCTGCTCGACCGGGAAGTCCGAGATCGACCATTGCTGGCGATACTGCACCTCCACGATGTTGTCGGCGATGATCACCGGCACACCGCCGAAGTAGATGCCCCATGGCTGCAGGCCGAAGGCGCTCGACAGCAACCCGAAGGCGTCCCGCGTCAGAAGTTCAAGAATGCCGGCCATCACGCCAATCCACTATTTGCCTGCGCGGTGAACAAACGCCGGCTGAGCGCGTCGTTGATGTCTGCCGCAACGCCGTTGGCATCGGTGGCCTGGCTGTGAACCTCGATCTTGCCGATATGGGCCTCGACCGAGCTGTTCGACGTCGTGGCCGTATGCGTGCTGTAAATGTTCGACAGCGCGGCCGATGCGGCGCCAGTGTTGATCGCCTTCATGCCCCGGTAGGTCCGGCCCGTGAAGTTATCCGTCCCGGTCCAGGCGTTGTAGCCTTCGGCGCGTTCATACATCGATGCGGCCGTGGCTCCTTGGGCATCAGTCTTGGCATTGCGCAACGCCCGACCAGACCGGTTCTCAGCCCCATTAATCTCCGACAGCGCGAACTGCAGTTGCGTGTCGAAGTCATTCCAGTTCTTACCCCGCGCCTTGGCAAAGGCCATCAGCGCGCGCTTGCGAGGGGGAGACAGCCACTGGCCTATTCCCACTGCGCCGATGCTGTTGGCCGTGCCAGGGCCGCCGGCGGCCTCGACATTCATCCAGCGGGACACGAGACCGCGCGCGCCCGCATCCGACACGCCGCTGGCCGTGAGCGTCTGATAAGCCTGCGCTTGCCGTTCGGGCGTCCACCAGCCGCGGGTGCCACTCGACGCCCGTTGCGGCCCGCTCGGACCGTCGCTCCCGGCCATGCCGCCGACGAGCGCTCCAGCCTTGCCGGCCGAGCCGCCGGTGGTCCCAGCGCCGAACAAACTGCCGACGCTGCTGACCAGGTTACTCCAGAAGCCGCCTTCGCCTTTCTGATCGGTGACGGTGACGGGAAGCGGATTGCTCTTGGAGACGGACTTGCCATCGACCGTCGTTTCCGGCGCCTTGCGCAGGTGCCGCATAAGGAAGTTGCCGATCGTGCCGTGATCTCCGGCATGAGGATCAGCGCGCAGGTGCGACCCGCCCCATTTGATCGCGGCCGCGCCGGCAAGAAGCATTCCAACGCCCGTTGAAATCGTGCTGAGGAACCCCAGGCCCGCGCGAGTACCGCCTGCGGCGAGCATGCGCATATTGGCGAGAACCCGGAGAAACTTTGCGCCGAGCCACAGGCCGAACAGGATCTCGGTGGCATGGACGATGCCGCCGACCCCGTCGACCACCTCTTTCGCGCCCGTCGCGAAATTCTGCATGCCGGTACCGACGGCGTGCCAGTCGATCTTTTCGAGGAAGTCTATAAACTTCTTGACCGCATCGACGATGCCAGTCCGGATCCAGTCCTGGTTCTTCTCGATCCAGGCCGTCATCTTGTCCGCCGCCTCGACCAGGACCGGGCCGAGCTTGTCGTAGATGGCGTTGGCGAGCGCAATTAGGTGCTGGAGCAATTCGGCCCAGCTTGCTTGCAGCTTCTGCGCGGACTGAATCGCCTCGTTGGTAGGCGACAGGCTCTTTTCCAGCCTGCCCAGATAGTCGTCGATGTTGCGGCCCATCTTGTACATGAGCTGCTCGGTCGCCGGGTCGATGCCCAGCGCCTGCGCGACGTTGTGGGCCGCGCCGGCGTCGATCTGGTGAAGCCTCTGCAAAGCCGCGGCGACATCGGACAGGTAGCGATCGAGCCCATGGTTGGGGTCAATCCGCATGCCGGTCCAGGCTTGCAGCTGCGAGAACTCGCGCGGCAGCGCCTCGCCGTTCTTGTTGAGGTTGTAGAGCTGCTTGTTGACGCGCTCCAAGGTCGACGCTGTGGCGTCGGCCGAGCCGCCGAAACGCTCGGCCGCATGCTCCCAGGCCGCGATGCGCTGGGGCGATTCACCGAGACTCGAGGCGAAGCGGCCAAGCGAGGCGTCTGCATTGGTGAGCTTGCGCACAAACTCGCTGAGCGCCTGGCTGCCCGTGATGACCGCAAAGAGTTCGAGCACGCGCCGCGTGATCAGGTTGACGGTCTCGGCGGCCCTCTTCGAACTTTCCTCGACGTCCTTGCCGCCCTTCCGGAAAGCGTTGACCGTCTTGAGCCAGCTCTCGGACGTCTTCTTCTGCTGATCGGTGAAGTCCTTGGGATCGAGACCGAGCGTGACGATCAGGCTATCAATGACCGTTGGCATTCTCGTCCCTTTTCCTCAGCAGCATCAGGTTGTGGGCATCGACCATCGCCACCTCGAGAAGGTCGTGGACGTCCTCGATCGACAGCCACTCGTCTAGCTCGCGGAGCGAGGTTTTGCCCTTTGAGAGAACCTGACCGATGGCTCGGGTGACGTTGCCGTATTCGAGGAGCTGGACACCGGCGACTGTGTCGAGATCGATTTCGACTGGCCGCCGGCTGTAAAAAAACCGACGTGAAGGTTGATCACCTCCTGCCGCAGTTGGATCAGCGTCGAGATCTCCTCGACGTCGCCCTCGATCAGCGGGCGCTGGATGGCGGGATTACGGGGATCGGGCTTGATGGTGATGCATTCCATCATCTCGTCGAGCAGCGGCTCGGCATCCTCGAAGGCGATCTTGGTGATCGCGCGGATGCCGACGATGGCAATTCCCTGCATGCCCATTGAGGCGAAGTCGTCGGGGAGCTCGACGCCGGAGCGAGCCACGGCGAGGAGCGCGCGCATCGCCCATTTTTCCGCGCGCGTCGCCGGCATCTCTCGGATGTGGAACGTCTTGCCCTGATCACGGCCGTCATCCGCGATCGTGACGTCGATCTCTTTACGCATGGATTACCTCAGTTCGGGACGCTTTGAACGCTCTGCCAGCGGATCGCGAAGCGGCGCGGCTGCAGGATCTTGGCGGCCGCCGGCATCGGCGGCAGGCTCACCAGGAACCCCTTGGTGGAGATGTAGGAGCGCCCGAGCGACGGCAGCGTCGTCGAGCCGTTCGCGGTATAGACGTCCTTGGCCTGGACCTGCGTCGCAGCCCACGTTTCGAAGAAGGCGATCGACGGGGAATCGGCCTGCAACACGAACGTCTGGTTGATCGGGTTGTAGACGAAGCCGCCGGACAGGATGCCATCGACGCCCATGGCGGTCTCGACCTGGTCGACGCTATCCAGGTCGTAGATGTTGTCGGCCGAGAAGCCCTGCAGTTGGAACGGTGTCGGGAAGAGGTTCGCCACCGCAAGCGTAATGACCGCGTTCGCGGCCGTCAGAGACGACATGATCTAGCTCCTTGAAGGGATGGGGTTGCCGCTTACTGGACGAGGGTCGAGGTGAGCTCGATCACCTGAACGGACTCGCCGTCCATGTACCAGAAGTTGATCGGCGGGCTCTGGCGGGCCTGGCGCACCTGCGGAGTTGCGTCCTTGACCTGGAGATACCAGCCTTGCAGCTGGAGGGTGTCGCTCGCCTTGAGGCCGGCCGCCGAGTTGATCTGCGCGATCTGGAGCGCCGACAGCGTCACGCCGGCGCGGATGGCACCGAAGTTGAGCGCCTGGTTGATCGGGTCGAGGCATGCCGCCTTGATCAGCTCATAGCCAGCCGCGTTGTACGGCACCGAGTTGATGTTCTGGAGCAGCTCCATGAGGGCAAGCTGGAGCTGGTTGTTCAGCCAAATCTGATTGACGTAGCTGTCCAGCCATTCGAACTCGCCCGACACCGTGCCGTTCTGGAACTCCAGGAACTGCTGCGCTGCCGTCGCGTAGGCGCCGTAGAAGTTATAGCCGTTGGCGATCAGGTTGCTCGCCACCGTCGCCGTGGTGACGCCAGCCACCAGGCCATCCTGCCCCCGGAATGCGAATGTGATGCGGCCGTTGGTCTGCTGGAAGTCGATCGAGGCTGCCGCGCCGCAGATGAAGGCGGCGATCTGCTCGGGCGTCGTCATGCCACCGGCAGGCTGGTAGATCGCGCAGGTGCCGTCGAGATTGGCGCTCTTGACGATGTTGCCGAAGCTGGACGTCGCATCGTTCCCCTCGGTCGGCGTGATGTCCGTGTCCCATGCGATATAGGCAAAGCGCTTGTTGGTGTTGTTGACCCATTCGGCGAAGGCCAGCTTCTGCGCGTTGTCCGAACCGCCATCGGGATCAAAGATCGTCATGAAGGTCGCCCAATTCTGGGTGATCTGGGTGATCCCGGCCATGAAAGCGGCAGGCGTCGTTCCATCGGCGCCCTGAGAGAGGGTCGCGCCGGTAGCCTGCGTCAGGAAGAGACCGTCCGAGACCGAACCGGTGGCGAAGGCAGCGGAAGAGGCCGCGCCGGCAACGCCAGAGGTGATGACGAAGCCGCCGGCGACCGAGTCGTAGGAGACCTCCAGCGGCGTGGCGGCAGCCGTGATGGTCTCGCTCGCCACCGTCTGGGTCTGGTCGACGAAGTATGTGCCGGTCAGGCCCTCGCCGGTGCCAAGCTGCGTGATGTGCGTGCCGGCTGTGACACCGACCCCGGCCAGCGTCTGGCCGACTGCTAGGGTGCCGGATGCGACGGCGCTGACCGTGAGCGTGCCGTAGGTCGCCGTGATCGCCTCGCTCGGCACCACCTGCTCGATCGAGACCGCATACTCGCCAATGCCGCCCGGCGTGCCCGACAGCTGGGTCGTGATCTGCGTTCCGGCCGAAACGCCAGAGCCGGAAAGGGCCGCGCCGGCGACCAGCGTGCCCGACGTGACGCCGTTCACGTACATGACGCTGCCGGCGATGGACGCAGTCACCGCGGCGGTCGTGGCGGCGATCGCGCCAGTCACGGACGCGGCTTGCGGCAAGCTGGCATTCAGGTCGGTCTGGATCAGCGCCGCGGCGGCCGAGAAGCTGTTCGCGCTCGAAAGGTCGATCGCGTTCGCGGTGCGCACATAGCTGTCGATATCAACCGAGAGCGTGCCGCTCAAAGCCTGGAGCTGCGCCAGCGAAAGCTGATTGGCCTTGCCGCCCCTCAGATAGGCCGCGACCGCGACCGAGGGATACTGCGTGAAGAGGATGGTCGCGGGCTTCTGCGTCGAGTTGTTGAAGCCGTTGAAATAGACGGCCGCGATCTCGGTCTCCTCGGCCGATGCGCCGAAGAAGTTCGAGACCGACACGCCGTCGTTCGGGATCGACAGCACCTGCCCAATCGGGACGCGGGTGTTTTGGGTCAGCACGAGGCCGTTCATCACGAGCGCGTTGCCGCCCGCGTTGAGAACGTTCGGAACGACGTTCACAAGCTGCGAGGCCGGGATGGTCGTCATGGACCAGGTCCTTTCTGTTTGAGGGTCAGGCCGGGAAAGTCGTTTCGACGTTGGCGACGTCGATCACGGCTTGGTCGGCGAATTGCTGTGGCAGGCCAATTGCCTGGTTGGCCTGCAGGTGCACGTCGACGACGTAGCGGGTCTCGTATTGCTGCTCGCCGTTGAAGAACGGGACCTGCTTGGGATCGTCAGCATAGAGCGGCGCGCCATCCATGCCGGCATCCGCGAAATACCGAGTCGCCCGCTCATCGCGGATCAGGGTGGCGATCGTCTGCGCCATGTCGGACGCGCTGCCATCGGACGCGCTGTGCACGTCAAGCTGGATGACGACGTCGGTGGGTTGCACGATGGTCTCGGCACCGCTCGACAGGATCTGCGCTGGCACGGTCTGCGCCGGCGTGATGGTATAGGTTCCGACGCCGCTCGGCATACCGCCGGTCTGCTCGCTGATCACCGTGCCTGCTGTCACCGGCGTTCCGAAGACGCTCGCCCCTACCAGGAGCGCGCCGAAGGAGACCTGAGTGACTGTCATCACCGCATCGGCGATGGAGGCCTCAAAGGCGCAGTCCTGATAGGTGTCGACGTTGGTCGAGAGGCGACCGCGGCGGCTCACCGTCATGGTGACGAAATCGCCAGCCGGCTCCGGGACGCGGTTGTCCTGCGCCGATATCACCTCGACGCCGGCGGGCAGGATTTGCAGCAGAAAGCTGCGCAGGACCGTCTGGATGCCAGACTGGCTGGGGACCGGGCCGCTCATCAGACGCTGGTGCCGATCCCGCGCACCGTGGCCTCGCTGGCGCCGACCGGCTGGCACCAGACCTGGTCGCCGGCGGCGAGCGGGAACGGAACGAAGCTCTGGGAGAGCAGGACGCCGTTCGAGGCACCCTCCGCAGGCTGGCTGTCGGCGATCGCTGCCAGCACGCCGCCTATGCTTGTCACCTGCAACAGAGCCGATGAATAGTTGGCCCCGTCGGCGACCTTAGTCCACTGGCCGGCGGGGCATGGCACCATGAAGGTTCCGTTCGCCATATCAGGCTCCATCCATTTGCAGGGTCACGGCGCACTTGCACCAGTCGGGCCACGACTCGAGCACGAGTGCTACGAGCCAGGTGTCGCCTTCCGGGAAAGTGCCGGCGGGGAAGACAAAGAGATCGCCGCCGACTTGCAGCTCTCGCACCACGCCGAGGGCCGAACCGTTGAGGTAGACGGCGCGGCGCACGCCCTGAATGTTGAGCCCGTCGAGCAGCTGCAGATCGTTGTAGGTAAGCGACTGCGCCTGCAGAGAGACGCTGGGCACGTCGACAAAGCTCGGGGTGCGCGTGCCGTCGGCCGCCGTGGTGTAGCCGCTGGACCGTTTCAGCCTGGCGGTCACGAACGGGTTCACCGTCCCGATCGCCGCCGAGACGATCCCGTGCAGGTTCATGGTCGATCAGCCGACGCGGTAGACCGTGAAGGTGCCGGCGCCCGTGTTGCGGAAACGCAAGATGCCGCTCGACGGGATCGTGGGGCTGCTGTGCGCCGGGAAGTCCATCGACCCGATCAGCGTCATGCCGTCGTTGGTGGTGATGGTCGCATCCTCGGCATCGACGATGGAGGTGTTGATCACCGAGACATCGAAGGAGTCGTTGAACGGGAAGTCGGCCGGCAGCGCCGCTTGGAGGGCGGCACCGGTCGGGAGCTGCTGCAGGGAGGCCGCGCCGCCACCCTGGTCGATGGTGATGATGCGGGCGAGCAAATCGGCGGGCGTGAGCGTGCCGGAGACGGTGTGCGCCGCCGGATCGCCCTGCGTGCTGCCGACCTGCGCCGTGGCGGTCCAGATGGCAGCGCCAGGGGTCGCGTCGACGCAGACAAAGGCAGTGTCGGTCGCGGTGTTCACCCAGGCCGAGCCGACCTGATAACCCTCGCTCGAGTCGTCGGTGGCGGCCGGATCGGTCACGGCCGAGAAATTGTTCTTGAATGCCAGGTCGGCAGGAATGTCGCCGAGGTTGCTCGAGAAAAGGATGGCCCTCATCGTAGTGGTCTCCGGGTTCAGGATTTCTTGACGGCATAGTCGACCGACGCCAGCATGTGGCCGGTGTCGACGAGCTGCTTGTCGTTGCCCTTGCGGGCGATGGTGGCGGGCTGCAGCGGCGGGCCGTCATAGGCGGTGATCGCCGCCTGCAACTGGCCCTTGATGGCCTCGCCCGTCTGGCCCAGCGTCTTTTCGGCGTCGTAGCCGTTCGCGACCAGGAGATTGCCCACGGCGTCGGGCCATTCGGGGCTCTTGTCGTCGATCATGCCCCGGAAGAACGGGCGGGGTGGCGTGTCGCGGGTGCCAAATTCATTCAGCGCCGCAACCAGCGGGACGGAAGTGCCGTCGGGATAGGTCGCGCCCTCCAGGAAGCCGACGTCGACCGAAACGGCATTCTGGAGGTTCTTCGCGATCTCGGCCAGCTTCGCGGCGAGCTTGTCGCCGCCGGAGAGCTTCACCATCGCTTTACGCGCTGGGTGCGCTCTGGTCGCCGGGCTGATCGGCGGTTTTCGCCTTTGCCTTGGCCTTCGCGTCAACCGCGGAATCGGCGGGGCCGGTAGCTCCGGTGGCACCAGTTGCGGCGACGTCGGCCGCGGCGCCGGTCGCTCCGCTGTCGACGGCCGCGCCGGTGGCGCCAGTGGCACCAGTGGCACCGATTGTCTCGGTCGCGCCAGTCGCGCCCGTCGCGCCGGTCGCCCCTGCCGCACCATCTGCGGCCGCCGTGGAGGTGGCGGGCGTCTCCGGCGCATCCACAAGCGGTGCCGGGGAAGCGAGGCGCAGGCTGCGCTCAAGGGTCTGGATGCGATCTTCCGCATGCTTGCGGAAGACGCGGAACTCGCGCAACAACTGAGCAAGAATGTCCATGAGAATGGTCCTTTCACTTATATCGCTGGAACTAAAGCACTCGTTGCGGGTTAGCGGTGACCTCGGGGACGCCTCACATGAGCAACGGCGCTGTTCTGGTCGTTGAAGACGAGACAATGATCTTGCTCGATCTTGAAACAGGGCTGGAGGAAGCGGGCTTCGAGGTGGTCGGCGTTGGCAGCGCATCTGCCGCTATCGCGGCATTTGACGAAGCGCCGGACGCATTCAAAGCGCTAGTTTCTGACGTACGTCTTGGCCCCGGTCCCTCCGGTTGGGAGGTCGCTCGCCATGTACGTCAGGTTAATTCCACGATCCCGGTTGTTTATGTCAGCGGCGATAGCGCCAGCCAGTGGGGCGCCGAAGGCGTTCCGAACAGCATCATGATCACCAAACCGTTCTTCATGCCGCAGATCATCACGGCGATATCCACGTTGATGAATGAACAGCTCCCAACCGACACACCCACGCAACCCGCTAGCGATTAGGCCAGGGGTTGTAGGCGCGTCGCGGTCCGGGCATGTAGCGCATGGTCCGGTAGGCGGCAGTGGCCTGCCAATAGGCCGCGCCGAACGCGGTTTGCATGAACCAGGCGTTGTTAGGCGTAACGGGGAAGTCGGCCTGCACCGACACGCTGCCCTCGGCAGCATTCGAGACGCGTCCCACGATCCCGGCCGGCGCCTGACCGTTGGCGCCGTACATGAGCTGGCAGATGTGGGCGACCATGAGGTTGAGGAGCGTGGTCTGCGTCTCGGTCTTGGTGACGGGGCCGCCGCCGTCATTGCGGCAGTAGAGCGTCGCAACCGGGAGCGCGCCCTGCAAAACCTGCGGCTGGCTGAGCGTTGCGAACTGAGGGTAGATCGCGATGAAGTTCGCGAAGCTGAACTCGACGATAACGCCCACGGCGAACCTCCCTGGGGGTTGCGTGTCAGGCCGCGGCATCCGCCTTGTAGGCCTGGATGCCACGCGGCAGGTTGTGGGGATCGATCGGCTCGAGTCCCGACTTCTGCGCCTCATGCTCCTTGATGAAGCCCTCGACCATGTCAGTCTCGGTATGGGCCCAGACGAGGTTGTTCCTGACCGCGTCGAGGTCCTTGTTCTGCTCGAGCCACTTCTTGAAGAAATCAGCATCGACGCCATAGGTCAGGGCGTAGTCGCTGTCCTGGGCCATCGGGGCGGGCTCCTTGCGGCGGTCGAAGCGGCGCAGGTAGCCTTTCAGGACAACGGGCTCGCCGATGACCTGGGCGCGTTTCACCTTCCGAAAGCTGCCGCCGGCGGTCGGTTCGTTCTGCTCGACCATCTCGTGAAGGCGCAGAACGAGGCCATGCGGAAGCTTGCAGGCAACAGTGACAGTCGTGGACATTGATTTACTCCGGTTGGTGGAAAAACGGTGGCCGTCGCCGATGGCGTCAGTGGAGCGGATGCTGGGAATCGAACGCAGCTCACAGCCGTGGGCGGCCGTTTTGCTCAGAGCATCCGCGAAGATGATGGTGCCCCTCGCCGAATCCAATCGCCGATTGCCGGAGAGTTCGGTCTGGGTGATAATCGGGCGCTGTTTGTGCCTCGGGCATAGAAGAGTCGGGACGGCTCGACTGCTCGCTACCCACCTCAGTCCCGTTTAGTCAGAGCCCCGAACTCATACGCCAAAGCCTTCCGTCCCCTGCTGCCTGATCGCCGCGCGCGCCAATCCGAAGCTAGCCGAGCCGCGTCTCCGCTTTTTCGTCCAGCTGCGCCCGCGCGTCACGGATCGAGGCGGCATAGGTCACCAGCGGCCGCTTGACGCCATGGCTTATCAGTGTGCGCCTCACCTGCGACGAGGCGCCCGCGATGATGAAGCGTCCTCCGGCCCGCCCTGCCTTGTGCACGGTGCTTTCAATCACGTTTGCCGCGGTCGAATCGAGAAAAGGCACTGCCGAGCAGTCGAGTATGAAGTTCTTGCTCTGGTCCGCGATGCGGTCGAGCACCGTGGCGACCGTTGCCGCCGCGCCGAAGAAGAAAGCACCGGATATGCGATAGATGACGGTGTCGGGATCCGTGGCTGAGCCAAGATCGTAGGCGAGGCGGCCGCCGTTCTCATCATCGGCGCGGTCGTCCGTCACCGGCGGGACATGCGCTTCTACCTCGACCGAACGTGCCATCCTACCGATGAACAGCAAGGCGCCCAGCGCAAAACCGATCACGATGCCGGTGGTGAGGTCGCGGAAGATGACAAGTCCGAAGGTTACCAGCAGCACCAGGGCATCGCCCCAGGACGATCGGATCAGCGCCAAGAAGGCGGGCTTCTCCACCATGTTCCAGGCCACGGTGGCCAGCACCCCGGCGAGCGCCGCCAGCGGGATGTAGCTGGCAAGCGGGGCAGCCACCACCATGAACAGCAGCAGAAAGGCGGAATGGAATATCCCCGACAACGGTCCATGCGCGCCGGCGCGGATGTTGGTCGCCGTGCGCGCGATCAGTCCGGTCACGCAGATCCCGCCGAACAGCGCCGAGCCGATATTGGCGATGCCCTGCGCCACCAGTTCGCAGTTGGAGCGGTGCCGTCGGCCGGTCATGCCGTCCGCGACCACGGCCGACAGCAGCGATTCGATTGCTCCGAGCAGGGCAAAGGAAATTGCGTCGGGTATTGCGGAGACGAGCTTATGCGCGTCGAAGGCCGGCAGAGTCGGGTCGGGCAAGATCCGCGGAATGCCGCCGAACTGAGTGCCGATCGTTTCGACGGGAAGGCCGAGAAGCGTCGTGGCGAGCGAGGCCGCCGCCACCGCGACCAGGAGGCCGGGCCATGAAGGCCGCCAGCGCTTCATGCCCACGATGATCCCTATCGTCAGCGTGGCGACGGCAATGGCCGCTGGATTTACCGTTCCGGCCGCCCTGCCAAGTGCGATAAGCCTGGGCAACAGGTCGCCGGGCTCCTTCCCCGGCAGAGTGAGGCCGAACAGGTCATGCAACTGGCTGGACAGAATGATCACGGCAATGCCCGCGGTGAAACCAACGGTCACCGGATAGGGAATGAATTTCACATAGGCGCCGAGCCTCAGATAACCGGCCGCGAGCAGGAAGGCGCCGGCCATGAGCATTGCCAGGATCAGTCCGTCAACGCCGTGCTGATCGACAGCGGAGGCCACGACCACGATGAAGGCGCCGGCCGGCCCGCCGATCTGGAACCTGCTGCCGCCAAGCGCGCCGACGATGGAACCGCCGATGATCGCCGTAAACAGTCCGCGCTCGGGCTCCACATGCGAGGCGATCGCGATCGCCATCGACAGCGGCAGCGCCACGATGGCGACTGTCAGGCCGGCGATCACATCCGCCCTCAGCTGCTTGAGGTGGTAGCCCTCGCGCAGCACCGTCACCAGCTTTGGTGTGAACAGCTCGGCGAATGTCGGCCGTGCTTGATGGTGAATTGCAGGCCGAGCCTGATCCATGACCATATTCCGCTCCAAAGGGCGGCGGGATCGTCGGCTGCATGTCGGCGGTCGCCGTCGCGATAACTGTTGCGACCCCGCATTGCGCTGCCCGAAACCGGCAAGGGTTTCCGGGGCGGATGCGGTTGCGGCTCAGCCTTGCGGGTTCTGCGCCACGGTGGCCTTGAGGCGTACGCCCCTGCCGCCGCGCTCGCTGGTCTGGTTCTCGCCGATCAGTTCCACGCCAACCTCGTCAAGGGCCTGGATGACCTTCATCAACGTGTCGACAACGCCTCGCACGACACCCTCGCTCGCCTCCATGCGCTGTATCGTCGGAAGCGAAACTCCGGCGCGCTCGGCAAGAGTTCGCTGGTCGATACCGGCCAACGCCCTCGCGGCGCGCATCTGCGCAGCAGTGATCATCGGCCAGAACCTTTGTCTGAGTCTGCGGTATCAATGGATAATACAAATATCATGATGCTTCAAGCCTCATTCATTTTGGATGAGACATTGGCCACTCGCTGTCCGTAAACGGCCTTGCGCCGCTGCAGCAGCCGAGCCTCAAGCCAGCACAGCGCAGGCAAAACCCCGCGGCAGCCGGCAAGCAGGCAGGACAAGCTGCGGAGCCGGCAGCGGCTTTGATCCCAAGGAAACATCGGACCAGATGATATGGCCATGATTGAACGCGTCTTGAAAAAGGTTCTCGCGGTTAACGCGCATGCTGCTGAGAGGGAATGGTTAGCTTCAATTCTGCTCGGCGCTTTCAGGCTGGAACCACGGACGAGGCAGGTTTGATCGCCCACGGTGCGGAGATCAAGCGCCGATAGGTGCTATGCCGACGGGAACACCAGTCGAGATGGCAGAGACCGTGAAGGCGAGCAAATCATTGCCCGCCAACAAGAACTGGTGAGCAGACTTGCGGCACAAGCGCGTATGTTGTTGCCGTATGACGCTGTAGTGTTCCTGCAATCCTTGAAGCCGTGCAGCGGTCGCCTGTCTGGAACGCCTTAGGCGCAAGCCTACTTCGTCCCAGCCCCAAACCAGTGGATGAATGCGGCTCGTATTGGGGCGCGCAATACTATCTCTACGCCATCTAAACGCCCACCATCTGGGAAATGCCCGTCGGCTGCCGGATGATCGCGCCCCAGGTGCCGCTGGACATTTTCTTTTTCCACGAGGAGAGCGCGCGCACGATTGGATGAGCGCGGAGCTTTTCGTTAAACGCACAATAGCCGGTCTGCTGACCATCGATGCCGTCGGCAATGAACTGAACCACGTTGCCGGCTGAGATGCCCGTCGGGTTGATCGCTGTCTCCGCCCTATATTGCACCGCCGAGACGACGCGAAGGTTCGGGAAGTTTTTCTTGAGCAGGTCCTCAACATTGACGTTGAACGAGTTGGTCGCGGTCATGGCAAGCTGCGATTCCGGCGACATGGCCAGTGTCATCTTGGTGTTCTGGTCGACCAGGCCGGCTGTCTGGGTAACGAGCTGCAGCCACAGTGATTGGAGGTCGGAATAGATCTCATTCGCGGTGGCGACGATCTGGCCGTTGTTGATCCATTTCACGCCGCCGTAAGCCTTCGGCGCCGGGGTGATCGGAGCCGCCAGGTTCGGATCGTTGAGAAGGCCATAGTTCTGCAAGCCCTGCACGCCCTTGAAGTAGGTCGTGTTGAGGAATCGTGCGAGCACCGTGACGCCGGCGCCATCCACCTCGCCAACCCAATTGACGCGGCCAAGGCCGGCGCGCTCGATTTCCAGCTCGCCATACTCGGAAATCGTCTGGAACAGATAGGACTGGCGCTGCGGCCAATTCATGTTGGCGCCGGCTCTGCCGTTGTCGTTGTAGTCGCCATAGCTCGACACTTCGCCGGTCTGCTCAACGACGGGGAACATCGCCGTCTGGTCGATCCAAGTGCCCTTTCGAATTTCGCCGAAGATTTCGGCAGCTTTGGTTGGGGCGAAAAGGATGCGGTAGACCTCAGGATCCACAAGCGTGGTGAGGAACGCCGGAATGCCGGCGTTCGGTGCTGTCGCTAGCTGAGGCTGTGCATCCATCGCGAGATGATTGGTGCGGAACGCCTCGACGATGTAGGCGCGTGCATCGGGAAGGTAGATACCGGCCTGCTCGAACATCGAGCGATGCTGAGTCCACGCCGCAGCGGCCTGATCGAAGTCGTGAAATTTCATGGTGGTTATCCTCACAGATCGCCGACTTGCGGCGCATGGTTTCGAGATTGACGGCGGGTTTAGCCCTGAGGCCAAGAGCTGATCTTCATCAGCTCGCCGGGCTGCGCGAAGGAACGCACGGTCCACTTAGTTTCAACATTGGTGGCCGCGGTGAGCGCAGCCGCGTTGACTATGGTGTTGACATCGACCGCATAGGTGCCAGCGCCACCGGCTGGGCCAGTGAGCTGCTGGGTAATAGTGGTGACGGCGGTGATGCCAGCGCCGGTCAGCGTGTCGCCGACGCCGAAGACGCCAACGATCGTGCCGCCCGCCGTGAACACGCCATAGGTGCCGGAAATCTCTGTACCGGGGTCGACGTCCTGGTCGGGGATGTTGACCGCATACGTGCCCACACCGCCCGGGGTACCAGTGAGTTGCTGTATGATCTTGGTGCCGGAGACGACGTCGGTGCCCGAGATCGTGGTGCCGGGGCAGATCGTGCCCGAGTTGACCGTCGTGACCGTCAGCACATTGCCGACGATGGAGCCCAGGAAGCCGCTGGTCCCGGCTGCGATGGAGCCGGCCGAAGTGGTCGCGCCATTCGGCGAGCCGGACGGAGCAGCGGTCGCCGTGCCATCGGCATAGTTGGCGTAGACCTTCTGGCCGACCAGGGCAGGCGTCGCGCCGGCGTTCTTCACCCAGAAATCGCCTCCATCGAAGACGGTGATGGGAAAGCCGGCCGGGACCAGCATCGTCGATTCCTGCAGGTATTGCTCGATCAGGCCCTGCTGCTCGCGATGGACGAAGCCTGCGACCGGGCCGGTGCCGAAGGTGTTGACCACGGCCGGCGCATTGTCGCTGTCGGCTTGGACATAACTCAGCCAGGCGAAGCGGCCGATGACAGCACCTAGCGCGCCGCAGACCAGCGCGCCAGCGGCGGCAAGGACTGTAGAGCGGGATTGGTGGAAGCGAAATCGCCCTCGACAGCGGGGGCGGGATTGTAGGCAACCTGCGTCTGGAACCCAGACATGGGCGATCTCCTAAATGAAAAGAGCCGGCTTGCTGGCCGGCTCGACGGGCTTGGAAGGGAAAGCCGCTCGCCTTAGAGCGACTTGACGATGTGGGTCTTGGCGGCTGGGAAAAGCTCGTAGAACGAGTTCACCCCGGCAGCGTCCAGGGCGACGGCCGGCTTCTTCGGTGCGCCGACGCTAGGTAGCGGCTGGGCCTTGAGAATGGCCGGCAGTGCCGAGGGATGGACACCATCGATGTTGACGCCGAGTGAGGTGAGCGCGGTGCGATAGACGGCATCCGAGCTATCATGGGCCATGGCGAGCTTGCCGATGTAGGGACGAACGGCCTCCTCGGCGGCGCGCACTTCGGCGGCCGATTTGAGCATCTCGGCGCGGACCTCGGTCTTGGCCTGCACCACAGCCGCGGCGATTGCCGCGTCCATGGCCTTCTTGTCGACCTTGTCGTCATCGTCCTCGTCGCCGTCTTCGGCCTTTTTCTTCTTCTCGTCCTCGTCCTCCTCCTCTTCGGAGTCCTCGGCTTTCTTCTTCTTGTCGTCCTCCTCCTCGTCGTCTTCGTCCATGGCTTCCTGGACCTCCACCTCGTCGAGCGCGACGAGAACCCCCTCGAGACCGTCGAGCTTGGCGTCGGTGGCGAGCTTGCCCTCGGCGGCCTTACCGACTGCCTTGAGGATAGCGGGGCGCTTGGCCTTGAAGTTTTCGGCGGTAACGCCCGCGAGAGCCGCGCTGACATCGATCTTCTGATCGGCGGCGAGCTTAGGCATGACGTGGGCAAGGATCGCGCCGTGGGCGACGGACGCCATGCGCGACAGCAGTGCTGCTTTCTTCATCGTGATGATCTCCATTTTGCTGTCGCCGACTACAACATCAGGCCCGGCGCGGCCTTCCTCGACCAAGGCGACGTGATTGGCGGAAATGTCCCGCATCACGCCGTCGTAGGATTCTCCAGCCAGCGTGCCGGGCGTCATGTCGGCCCGGTAGCGATAGCTGCTCGAAAGTTCTTTCTGCCGATCGGATTCGATCAGCGCGATTGCAGCGCCATCCCAGATGCTGAGCGGCGCCATGAGATAGGGGGCATGGAACTCGACGGCATCGCCGAGCGCGCCGACCACGGCTTCGCGCGGGTGCTCCTTGGCGCTGACCGGGATGTGCTTGAGCAAGAGCGGCTTGCCGACGAAGGTCGGGGCGGCTTTCGCGAGCTCGTCCGCATCGCGGTACAGGCGATAGATGCGCTCGGGATCGAGCGCCAGCGCCTCGAAGTCCGGGATTTCGCGGCCATAGTAGGGGCAGATGTTGGCCTTTGAGATCGGCGTCATCTCGACGCGCAGATGGCCGTCCTGGTCGAACGAGCGCACGCTATTGCGATCCATGGCGAGCGCGTCGTTGGCCTGTGCCACCGCGTCCGTGCCGCGGCATTCGTCGCACACGATCCCAGGTCCAGCGAGTTCGCCGGTGCCGCCGCAAATCGGGCAAGCGCCCTCGATCACGATGTCTTCGCCCCTCGTCCACTTCACGAAGTTGGAGCGCAGCGAGTCCCATGCCTCAGGCGACATGTCGGCCGCTATGCCAAGCCGCTCGCCCAGCATGTCGCGCAGGCCCGGATGCAGCGGCTCGGGCAGCGAGCGCAGGGGAGCCCAGGCATAGCCGGAATGTTCGTCGGTCAGCACCGGCGCGAATTTCGTCTCGACGGCCTGAGCAAAGGTGTGATGCACCCAGCCATTCGGGGTGCCGCGCGTATCGATGAGCTGGCGCGCGCCAGACGGCAGCGTGCCGATCTCCTCGGTGGTCTCGCGCGCCGCCGTCGTCTCGGCGTCTTCGCCTTCATCCGACTTGCCACCGGGCCAGCACCAATGGCCGGGCCAGCTGGTATCGGTCGACGAGCGCCGGAGCACCAGGACATCGCCATCGGGCGCGACCAGCATCAGCGAGGCCGCCTGCCCCGCGCTGTCCTTGCCGACGAACTCTTCGCCGACCGCCTTCGGGATGCCGAGCACGCCTCGACCCTCGGCCGCTGCGTACATGGCGCGGCGCTGGGCCTCAGACTTCGCAGGCATCGAAAATCGCTCCTTAAATGTAAGGCTTGACCTCACACTTTGGTTGACTTATGTAAGGTAGCGCCTTACACTCTAAGCATGATCAAGACGTTCCGAAACAAAGCCCTGCAACGCTTCTTCGAAACCGGCAAAGCACGCGGTCTCAGCGTTCAGGACGACAAGCGTGTCGCTCGCATCCTGCGGGCCTTGGAAGCGGCGGCGCGGCCGCAGGACATGGACCTTCCCGGCTATCACTTCCACGGCCTCTCGGGCCGCGACAAGGGCCGCTATTCGGTCCGCGTCACAGGCAATTACCGCATCACGTTGCATGGGACGGCGAAGACGCAACCGAAGTCGAATTAGAGGATTACCACTGATGAACACGACACCCATCAAGCGCGGCCTGCCCGCGATGCATCCCGGCGAGCTTCTGCGCGAAGACGTCATTCCGTCGCTCAATGTGTCGAAGACCGAGATCGCGAAGCTGCTCGGCATTTCGCGTCGCACGCTCTACGACATCCTGGACGAAAAGCAGCCCGTCACGGTGGCGATGGCTCTCCGCATTGGAAAGCTGGTCGGCAACGGCCCGGTGCTTTGGCTCAACCTCCAGCGCAACTATGATCTGGAGCAGGCCGAGAAGGCTCTCCGCGCCGAGATCGATGCAATCCCGACGCTGCACGCCGCTTAGGAAGGAAATTCGATGTTTCGCTGTATTGTGTCAGCTCTCGTTCTCGGTCTAGCGACGGCGCCGTGCCGTGCAGAAAATGCCAACGCGTTTATCTACAGCTACGGCCTCAAGACATGCGGTGCCTTTGTGGCTGCAGAGGGAGATAACCATCCAGGCAAGGCCATTCTCAGAATGGCCGATGGCAGGAAGTTTTTCGACGAGAGCGCGAACTTCATGAATTGGGTGCTCGGCTATCTCAGCGCCGTTAACATGATGCGCGCCCCCGGGAAGCCCAGCATCGAGCTCGATAATGCTGCCGTCGATCTGTGGCTCCGGAACTGGTGCGACGCCCATCCGACCAACTCGATTTTCGACGGCACCCTTGCCCTTGTCGCGCAGGAAAACAAAGCGCAGTGACCGCCCGCCCCTCGGTCATGAAAAGCCCTTGATGATCGGCTTGGCGACACAGCGGCATCCGGGCTCCTCGCCCGGCCGTATGAAGCGCTTGACGGCCGGGTCGTACCAGCCCGTCGAAATCTTGTAACGGACCTTTTCGCGGCCGGCCTGGACATGCGTGGGGCGAGGTTCCTTGCCGCCGCCGCTATGGTGCCACTCAGCCTCATCGATACCGAGTTCGAGCTGGCGCGCCGTGTTGAAGGCCGCTGTCGCCTTGTTGTTCTGGTCAAGCGCGATGAAGGCGGCCCGGCGCCGGGTGATGCCGGAATAGCGCTCGAGATCCTGCACCAGGCCGGCAAGGTCGCGGCCGGTCTGCACCGACCGCACCACCGCGCCTTCGACCTGGTCGAAATACTGCGAGGGGATCGACCTGATCAGCGCCACATTGGCGTGGATCGTCGCGTCCACGACGTCGCGCATCGCCGCCGTCATCTTGAATTCGACCGAGATGCCGCCGTCGCGCAGGATCTTGCGCAAGGCGGCGCTCGACCGTTTCTCGACCGAGAGCGCGAAATAGTCGCCGAGCTTCACCGCGGCGACGTCGAAGCGCTTGGTCCACTGCGCGGCAAGCTTGCGGATCGATCGGCGCAGCGCTTCCGCCGGCGTTTCATCCTGCGCTATGCGGGGCGTATTGGCCCGGTAGGAGGCTTTCAGCCAGTAGACCACGCTGTCGCTCATGGCGTCGATCAAGCGCGTCAGGCGGCCCCTGTAGGCCGTCTCAATCCCGACGTTGGGTCGGACGGGGCGAAGCACCTTTTCGTTGCGCTTGGCCGTCCGACGACTTTGCAGGCTGGACATCACGATCCCTCAGCGTCTCGGCGATCTCGCGATCGTCGGGCGTCTGTGCTTTGAGGAGTTCCCAGAGGTGGAGCGTGATCAAGCGGTGCCGGCGTTGTCAGTGACGGGAGCCGCACTATCTGCCGGCTCCTCGGGCTTGGCAACACCCGCGTCCCAAACAAACCGTTCCAACACGAGAATGGTTTGGAAGAACTTGTCAGGGTCGATCTCGCCCGGCGTGCTCATGCCCACCAGCTCGACCAGCCGGAGTCGGATTTCGCGGGCCTCGTCAAGCCGCCTCGTCTCGTTCCTCGGAGCTGCCCTTGACCACAAGGCCGTCGTCCTCCTCTTCGAGCAGGTCGGGCATGTCCTCGACATCGATCGAGGAGAAGTCCGAGTCCGGATCGCCGGCAACGCGCTGGCGCGATTCCTCAGGCGAAATCACGCCGGCGTCGATCAGGATTACGTCGCGCTCCGCCTTGGTCTTTTCGACCTCGGCCGCTTCCTTCTCATTGGTCTCTTCGAGCTTTTCGAACTCGAAGTCGATGCCGGGATCGGGCTCGCCCCAGAGCGATGTCATCACCAGGCCAAGCAGGCGATGTATCGGCTGGCGAAACAGGTGCTCCTGGAAGGAGTGGACGTAGTCGTAGAAGACCTGGATTTCGCCCTCGGAGGAGGCGTTCAAACCGGCCGGCTGGACGCCGAGCAGCTTGACCAGCGGAATGTGGCTCACCGACGCCATGTGCTCCTGCGCCTGCGCCTGGAGCACGTCGAGCCCGGAGAGCGGAGCCGCGACGTTCTTGAAGTCCTCGCTATCCTTGTCGATCATCATCAGGCCGCGATTGGACCTGACCAAATTGAAAAGTTCGGCGCGCCGGAAGAGCTGATCGCCATCGGCTTGCAGCGTCTCGCCGAGATTGGTGGCCAGCAGGAAAACGCTGAACATCGAGATGATGTCGTTCACCGACTGGCGCGTCTCCAGCCAGTTGTCGACATAGGGCTTGCACATCTGCGACAGCGACAGGCCGCCGAATGAATAGGTCGGCTTCAACAGGTCGGGCACCTCGCGCCCGATCAAGGTGATCAGCCGCGTGGTGTGGACGATCTTGGCCTGCACATACCAGCTGTCGGGCCGATACCAATTGTCCTTGAGCGGATCGCTCGAGTTGTAATTGGTCGGATAGCACCAGACCGCCTCGACGGTGCGCAGCGCCTTGATCGGCTTCTTGGAGAACTTGGTGACGCTGAGCTTGTCCCAGCCGTCGCCGATCGGCTTTTGCAGCTCGTCGGCATCGTCGGTATCGCCGGTGTCGATGTAGATGTGACCGCGGCCGAAGAAGCCATCCTGCTCGGCGGCGCGGCAGAAGATGTCGCGCACGTTCAGGCGCTTGAACTCGGCCTCCAGCTCCGCGATCTTGTCGGCCTTGTCCTCGCCGTCGTTCGAGGTGAAGCGGATCCATTTGCGCGTCATCTCGGTGGCGATCGTCTCGGAGATCACCCGGTATTCCGGGCGCTGCGCCAGCTCCGAGAGATAGGCGTAGCCGAGGAAGGTGATCCCCTCCGAGAAGTAGCCGCTCAGCGCGAAGCCGTTGGCCCAGCTTTGAACCGCGCCGACGGCGCTGTCCATGGCAAGCCCGGTGTTGCCCGACGGGAGCACGCCATCCGGGTGCTTGGGCAAGGTGAAGACCGGCACCGGCTGTTTCGGTGCGGCCGCTTGCGCGCGGATCGCCGACAGCATCGCATCCGAGATGCGCGTGGGAGGACGCGCTCCAGGAGGAATTGCTGCCGGCGGTGCCGACGCAGGGACGTCGGCGACTGGCCCGCGTGTCCAACGACGGCGCAATGCGCCCCAAAGTTTCTTGATCATCGCGGCCCAGGCTGGGCAGCGCGCCGAAGGACGTCGTCGCTGATCACCATGGCCCCCTTGATGTTAAGCAGCCTCGTAAAGGCTCCGGAAGATGCGTCGACCTGGTCCATCAGCTTGGAGGCTGGGAACAGGCAGAGTTCGTCGAGGTAGAGCGTGTTCCACTCACCTTCGACGATGTAGACGTTGCCGTGCTCGCATTGCGCGGCGAACGGCTCGGCGCGCGTGACCTTGTCGCCGGTCTCGCCCTCGGCATGCACCTTGTAGCCGGCGAGCTGCGCGACGAAATCCTGCACCTGCGCCTTGCCGGCCTGCCCAGGATCTTGCGGCAGGCTGATGTGGACCGTCTTGCCGTCGAGCGCGGCCTGCGTCTCGATCGTCTTGCGGACCGACTTGCCTTCCTCGCGCAGCGTCACGACATGGCCGACATAGTAGCGGCCCTCGGGATCGCGGCCGAGCTTGACGCCGGCGGTGCGCGCGCCAGTGCCGCCGCGCGTGCCGGCCAAGTCCCAATGGCGGACCCAGATCGTGCCCTTCGGCGCCGCCCTGACGATGCGACCCTCAAACCAGGCACGCTGGAACATGCCGCCGGCGCGCGGCGCTGGCCGCTGCTGATACTGGCCCGCGACGGCATACGACGTCATGTCGTTGTAGAGCTGTTTCAGCTCATCGGGTGGGAAGCGGACCGGGTCGAGTATCTCGCCGTCGACGGTGCGAGGATCCTGCCGCCAGACGAGCTGGAGCTTGATCGCCTCGATCTCGGCGCGGCGCTCGTCCGGCAGATTGTCGTTCTCGCCGTACCAGTGCTGCTTGCTCGCGTCATAGCGCGCCAGGATAGGCTCGCCGACGGAACTGGAAACCTTGACCGGGGTGTAGCAGCAGCGGTCGGGCTCGAACTGCATCGGCAGGCACAGATGGACGTAATCCATCTTGCCGTCGAGGATGACGCCCGTGACGTCGGCCTCATGCAGGCGCTGCATGATGACGATGATCACGCTGCGCTTCTGGTCGTTCAGGCGGTTTTGCGCGCCCTCGCGAAACTTGCGGGTCGTGGCGGTGCGCTCGGTCGCCGATTCCGCCGTCTCGGTCGAGTGCGGATCGTCGATGATCAGGCGATCGCCACGCTGCGCGGTGAGCGAGCCGAACGCCACGCCCTCGCGGGTGCCGGTGCTGTTGTTGGCAAACGAGGTCTCGGCCCTGCGGCTGAGATAAACCTCGGGCCAGCGGTCCTGGTACCAGCGCGACAGGATCAGATCGCGGCATTTGCGGGTGTCGCGATTGACCGGGCCGTCGTTGTAGGCCGTCGACAGATACCGCATGCCCGGGCGGCCGGCCGGTCCCCATTCCCATGCCTGCAACAGCACCGAGACGAGAAGCGATTTCGATGTGCCGGGCGGCACGTTGATGACGAGGCGATTGCGCAGGCCCAGCTCGAGAAACTTGCCCTCGACCAGCGCTTGCAGATGGTCGCAAACCACCTGCATGTGCCAGTTCCAGACCAGCGGCGTCTCCGGCTCGAGTTCGAGCCACGCCATCTTGACGAACTCGGCGAACGATCCCTTGGCCTTGCGCCGGTCTCGCTCGATCAGCAGGTCTTCGAGGTCGGGGGCAATGAGCGGCGCGCGGGCGGCGGCAGACTTCTGCGCCATTCAATTCACCCTTGCGCTTCGGCGGCCTTCCGTCGTTGCGCTGCCGCAATCAGGACGTCCAACTCCTCGTCGGTGTAGTCTTTCGGGTTCGCCCGTGCTTGCGTCTCGACCGGGCCGCCATTCTTGCCGGTCTGCTCGACGCGGCGCACATAGCCCCGGTCCTTGCCTTTGAGCTCCAGGTACCAGCGCACGGTCTGCAAATCGCCAGAGCGAAGCGCGATCACCACCTGCCCCTCGGCAACGTCGAGCAACTCGTCGGCGATCTCGGAATCGGCCTCCTGGATTTCGGGATGCTCGTTCAGGAAGGCGTAGAGCGTGGTGCGGCCGACGTTCAGCTTCTCCGCCGCGACCGTCTTGATGCCGCCGCACTGGCGCAGCATCGCGATCACGCGCGGCACGTCGCGCTCGGTCAGTTTCGGCGATGCCCCGCCCCGGTTGCCTTCCGCCGGCTTCGGCTGTGGTGCCGGCTCAGGCTTGGGAGCAGGCTTCGGCGCCACAGGAGGCGATGCCTTGCTGGCCGGCTTCTTCTTGCCGCGCGCCGGCTTTTTTTTCGGCTCGGCTTTCGGCTTCGCTGTGGCCGTTTCAGCCTTGGCCTTGGCCTTCGGCTTCGATGTCGTCACGCTGGTCGTGGTCTTGATCACCGGACGACTCGCGCGTGCGAGTGTTCGGAATGTTCGGGATGGCTCATTTTTTTGCCACCCATCCCACAACCCATGGACATCATGCCGCGAGCCGAACCGAATGCGATTGTGCTGGTCAAATCGGGCCGCAAAGCGTTGCTGGGCATAAGGTCTGCAAACATGCGCCGAAATGCAAACTGACCCATAATGCTTGACGCTGCGGCCACACTAACCACCGGCACTACGTTACACACACACGAATGCACCTGGATCACGGAAGGAGAACGCGTGCGAGGCACACGGCGAAGGTGAACGACAGGATGGCGAGCACCACGATAAACGGGGTGCCGAATGGCGGGCCGGCGATGGGCGCTTCGGGCTTGGGAAACGAGCCGCGCAAGCTGGGCAGTTCATGCCGCATCGGATTTGTCCTCCGCTTCCGCTTCGAGTTGATCCAGCCGCTCGCCGGCAAGGCGCGCCATGACCGAGAGGGCGATGCCCGAATTGACGATGTTGAGCTGGCTCTTGGTGCGCACGATGGTGTCGAAGAACTCGTCGAACTTCGACTGCGGCGCGGCATGGATGCGGAAGCGCTTGGCCCTTTTGGCGAGTGCCTCCAGCTCGACCTCGAAACGCACGCGGTCTTCCGGCAGGAAGGAGAAAAGCAGCTCGTCGTATTTGATGTTCGCCCCGCCGAGCGCGGTAGCACCTGGTCCCTTGTCGCCGGCGAGCACGCTGTCATCGAGCCCGGAGAACTTCTTCGCATCGATGTCGAGCGAGGCGTAGAGCTGGGCCAGCAGCGACTGGTCATCCTCGCCGTTGATCGAGTTGTGGCTGAGCTGGATCGCCACCTTGCGCTTTTCGCTCAACGGGGTGGTGATCACGAGCGCGTCGACCATCGGCAAGCCGGCCTCGATCGCCGCGGCCGTGCGATGATGTCCGGACAAGATCTCGAGAGAGCCGTCCTTGTTCTCGCATGCCAGGACCGTGGTGGTGAGGCGGCCATCGATTTTGACGTTCTCGACAAGGCGCTTGAACATGGCCGGTGCCATGTAGTGCGCGTTCTTCTCGCGGCGGCGAAGCGTGTTCGGATCAACCTGGCGCGCCTCGATATCGAGGACCTTCCAGTCAACGCTTGAAGTGCTTGCCATACCACCACTCGAACGCTTGTTGCGGCGTCTCGTCGATGCGGGCGCCGACGTAATGCAGGCGGAACTTGCCTTCCGGCCCGTCGATCTCTTCGCGCTTGGTCTGCTCGAAGATGCCGCGATATTTCATCGAGACCGGATGGTCCGAGAACGCCGAGGTTTGCACCTTGTCGAAACGGTCGATGAAGCGCTTGCCCATGTCGCGCAGCAGCTCGCCGTTGCAGGCGAGCCTGGTGGCGAGCTTTGACAGCCTGCCCTCGCGCGAGATGGCGAAGTCGGACAGCAGGTAAATCGACCGCTTCGCGAATTTGTCGAGGTTGTAGATCAGGCCGCCGACCAGCATGTCGTCGACGCGCACCAGGTAGTTCACCATGCCGGGCGTGTGGGTAATGCCCTTCTTGAGGTAGACGTCCTTGAGGAACGTCATCTGGGCAGCGTCGGCCCGGCCAATCGTCACGACCGATTCCGGCTTGATCTTGTCGAGGTCGATCGGCTTGTAGCGGAACGGGGCCGACCGCGGCACGAGCTGCAGGTAGGACGACTTGCCGGTCGACACGTAGCAGTAGTGCGGGTGGCCCCGGCCGGAGACGAATTCCAACTCCGGTTTCAGATCGTCGTAAATCTGGTCCGAGAGGATGCAATAGGGGACGCCCGCCTGCCGCACGCGCTCGATGAGACCGCGCAGCGCCTTGGGGTCGAACAGCTCATATCGGGGAGCTTCCCATTTGATGTTCTCGGCCAGGAACTCGAACATCTTTTCGTAGCCGCCCTTGTAGAACGGCGGGTAGGAGAAGATCGCGGCCTTGCGGTCGATGGCCTCCTCGAGATGCAGGATCCAGTCGCGCGGCGAGTAGCTCTTGATCGGGATCATGCCCGGAAGCTTGCGGACCTTCTCCAGGGTGCGCTCGACATAGCTGCCGAAGTTCGCAACCAGGTGCTCGCGATGGCTGGTCTTGTAGGCGTTCGCCTTGCCGCCAGCGAAGCGGCCGAGATTGAAGCCGACGGCCAGCGCGGCGAGGCGCTGATCGGGCTCCCGAAAGTCGAACTCGTTCACGAAGTCGAGCGCGCCGTGAAACTCATAGTCTATCGGCTTGCCCAGCAGGTAACCGGCGATGGCTGACGAGTAGAGGCTGACGTCGTTGGAGTGCATCTCAACGCCGGGGAAAGTGGCGAGCGTGATCTGCTCGAACCGGAACGTTCCGGAGCAGCAGTTATAGACCCGGCCCCACTTGTCGACCTCAGACACGCGAAGGATTTGCGCGATGCATTCCTTCGGCACAACGCCTTGAAACATAACGCCGAGGGCCTCGCTTTTTCACTTGCATCGAAGGTGTAACCAAATGAAGTTACTTGCGACCAGAACGGTTACTTTCCCTACCACCGATTACCGACCAATGACCCTCAACGATCTCGCAGCCAGCCTTCATCAGAAGTCCGGCTTCGGCGGCGCTCGCCTGGAAGCGATCACCTTCGCCGCTGCCATCGGCTTGGCCCGCTACGCCGGTGCGGAGCACCAGACCTATTTCAAGCGGCGCTTCGCCGAAACCATCGAAGAAATTAAGCTCTGACGACGTGCTCGACGTCGTGGGCTTCGTGGCGAAAGAGGCCGGAATTGAGCCCTCGCCGAGTGGCTTCGACACCAACTGATTTTCGGGGATTGGCCGAATCGCGAAGCAACATCAGGCTGCGCGATTTCTGCCTGCCCCCCTGGCTTTTTGTCAAGCGCGTTTCGCAACCATTTTGGCAACAATCCCCTACCACGGAGACCAGAGACCATGGCCAACTACTTATCCCCTACCGGAAGCCCGATCACCGGAACATTGGAGCGGCTGACCGGCCGCGCTCACATCAGCGACATCGACCCGGAGACGGGCGAGCCGGAATACGCCGGCGGCACCGAAATCTTCTGGAACGATATCCAGACCGCCAAGCGCAACGGCAAGATCGTCTTCCTCGACGAGGAGGGCGACGAGTGGACGTTCGACCAGCTCACCCGCGAGGACGTGGACGAAGAGGAGGAAGACGCCTGCGACGGACCTGACCCGCGCACTGCTGAATTGCAAGAGATCGCAGACGGCGCTTTCGGCGACGGACCCATGGCGCGCGGAGCGGCGCGCGACATGCTCAAGCGGGAGCAGCGCTGATGGCCCGCTATCTAGTCACATGGGAGATCGACTACGAGGGCGAAGGCGATCCCGAAGCGGCCGCACGCTGGGCGTGGGATATCCTGCGCAAGCCGCACTCCACCGCAAGCGTCTTCACGATGATCGATGAAGACGGGAACGAAACCAAGATCGATCTGGCCGAGCTCGACGAGGCCCGGCTGGAGAGTCCCATCAGCAGCGTCGGCGACGTGCTGCGCAGGCTGACCGAGGAGGCGCGCCATGCCCATCGGTAGCCATCAGTCCGCGGCGGCCGGCACCGACGTCTGGCTGACCCCTCCCGCCCTCCTGGCCGCGCTCGGTGGCGCCGAGAGTTTTGACCTCGATCCCTGCGCTCCCCTCGATCGGCCGTGGGACATGGCGCGCCAGCACTACACCATCGCCGACAACGGTCTAGCCCGGCCCTGGCACGGTCGCGTGTGGCTCAACCCGCCATACTCGAACAACGTGATCGGCCGCTGGATGGGCCGTATGGCCGAGCACGCCCATGGAATCGCGCTGATCTTCGCCCGCACCGAAACGCAGGTGTTCCATGAGTTCGTGTGGCGTGCGGCCGACGCGCTCCTCTTCATGGAGGGACGGCTTCATTTCCATAATGCGGCTGGGACTCGAGCGAAGGCCAACGCCGGCGCGCCGTCGGTGTTCTGCGCCTATGGCGCCGACGATGCTGACCGCCTTGCGGCCAGCGGCATTCCCGGCGCTTTCGTGCCGCTGCGCCTGCGCTCGCTGATCTTCGGCTTTGCCTCCGTCGGCTCGTGGGTCGACGAGGTGTTGAAGGTGATGCAGCGCGCCGGCGCGGCCGTGCGGCTCGACGATCTCTACCGCGCCTTGGCCGAGAATCCGAAGTCCGAACGCAATCCGAACTGGAAGGCGAAGGTCCGCCAGACCCTACAGCGCGGCCCGTTCGAACCGCTAGGCGAGGGCGTCTGGCAGGTGGCCGAGGGGAGGTTGCTCTGATGCGCCACTTCCGGACACGCCGATATGGCCCGTTCGAAGACACGAGGCGAAAGCGGCTCGCCTTGGCCCGAAAGCAGCGCCTTGAGCGAGAGAAACTGCCGCTCTTTTCCGAGATGATCGCAGAGGAGCAGCCAGACGCCGACACCGTTATGGCGCAGCGCGCCGAGCAAGCGGTGATCTGGGAGCAGAATACTCGCGGCCGCCGCGCCGCGAACTGGCGTCGTGCAAGGAGCCGGCTTTTCGCCTACGGCGACAACATCCGGAAAATCCTGCGGGCACTCTGGAATAGCGCTCCCTACCCGGGCACGCCGGAATATTTCGCCGAGATGCTCCACAGCTACGACGTCGGCCGGCTCGACCCGGAGAACCCGCCATGGGTCTACCGAGGTCCGGGCGTCAAGGGTTTCGACCCTCTCCCCATCATCAACCGATCTCGCGAGCGCATGGGGTTGCCGCCCCTCTCGTCGCTCGCAGAACTTCCGAGGTACGGCAATGGCTAAGACCGCCAAGGCGAAAGCACCAGCCAAGAAGCACGCTTGGCAGATCGAGGCCGAGAAACGCGGTCAGGAGATCGACGAGAATGTCGCCATGCTGCGCGACGGGTCCGACGAATATCTGGTCGGAATCGCTCGGGAAGCCCTCCACCACTACCACGCCGCGATGATGGCCTGCGACAAGCCCGGCCGCCTTCCCTACGAGCTAGTGATCGAGGCATGTGTCGAGACGCTCTACCGGATTGAGGAATACGGCGGCCGGGAGGAGCGCGCGGACGGTTCCGGCCGTTTCCGCTCCCGCTTCAACTGCTGGAACTCGGCGTCGTCCTGGCTCGGCAAACAACTGGCCGCGCCCGATGGCGAAATCCCGATGCACGGCCAGCCCGGGCGGTTCATGCTGACCATTCACAGTTGCCGCACCGACGTGCGCTACCCGGGCGTCTTCGGCGGCGTCGGCCTCGACGGTCGCGTGATCGACCTCGATCAGCCGTTTTTCAGCGAGACCGGCTACCGATCCTTCACCGGCGGCGGGCTCTCCCGCGAACGCTGGTTCGTCGAAGAGGCAATGACTGTCGACGAGATGCTGACGATATCGATGGAGCACAACCTGCTCATCGATCATCACGGCAAGGTGGCGGCAAAGTGCAAGCTCCACAACCCGCCATTCGGCCTCGCCCATTGGCAGGGGAACAAGCGGCACGACGCAGACGACAGCCGTCTCCGTGAGGAGCGCCGCAACGATCCCGCCTACCAGCCGGGCGGTTTCATCCATGCGCTGCCGGGCCTCGCGCCGATCGGCATCCCCAGCTGCGTCGAGAAGACCGGCCAACTCGCCTTCGCATTTTGAGGGACAAGATATTTAGATCCGCGCCTGATGCTAGGCCGCAAGGGCTAGATAAATCCCCTAAGCACCGGCGATGATGACGACTGCACCAACCGCCGTTCCAATCTTCTCCGGCAATCCGTCTGCCGGGGAGATCATCTTACATCTCTATCAGAGCGTAGGCCGCGCCAAAGATGGCTGTCGTTATCACGAGGAAAAATGTCCACCCTTTCAAAGCGTGGCGCACGTCTTCGGGCTTGGCGCCCTTCTGGTTGTCGTAATCTTCCATTTGTCCGATCCCAGTTCTTTCGATCTCGACTTGCTACGAAATTGGTTGCCTGGAGGCAACCCTGTCACAGTGTGCCGGCCTGTCGCGGATTCTTTCGCGTTCACGGCCGCTATTCCGAATGGAAAAGCCCCAGCCTTGAGGGGGATTGGGGCTAGGGCTCACGCATGTATACGGTACAAGCACGTCCCGGACAGCAGGGCGCTCCTAGTTTTTATAGATTGGACATCTGCGGGCGAGCTATCACCAGACGCATCAACCTGTTTGTTGATCAGAGCGGGAGGGAAAGCGCTCTCGACAACAAACCCAAGCTGCTTACATGCATTTACGCAGCGGGCTACATCAGGGTCGATTTTATCATTGCTTAAAGATGCTGGGGCAGTTGTTAGCCCGCATGAAGCTCGCGCGCCGTCGGCGTCTCGACGCATCTCGAACGATTGTACGCCATCCACTGCGCCGCATCCGACCAGAGCGAAGATCAGCAATGCAACGGACGGTTCGGCGGCGCATTTCATTGAGGTTAGTCCTTCCCCTCGTCCCGCTTGCGCCGCGCCAGTTCCTTTATCTGCTCATTGATGAGCTTGGGCGCATGGTCGATCTTATCCATCGCCGCATCAAAAGCCGAGCCCGATTGATCGATCCTTAGTTCTCGGGCGGATGGCGATCGAGGGCATACTGGTCGTGGCTTCTATTGCGCTAAGCGCAGTCGGCGCACCTGTCGACACCTCTAACCTCCCAACAACTGCACCTGGGCGAACACGATCTTTTGTCCGTGGCCGCATTGTAACCAATTTGGTTACACGCTAACCTGTTGTGGTTACACCGGTTTTCCCTACCACAGAGACGAGTCGACCATGCCCTACTGCGACGACTGCCTAACCCCTTTCCCCTTCGACGGCAGCGAAAGCTGCCGCTGCCCCTCCTGCAGGGAGCAGCGGGCCGACCAGTTCGCGGCCGAGGAGGAAGAGGCCGAGTTTGATGCAACGGGAGCAGGAGGCGCGATGCACCGATAGAGGCAGAAAATCCCTTCGATAGGGCGGCGGGAGAGGTCCCGTCGCCCACCAATCCCTACCACGGAGACCAGACCAATGACCAAGCCAGTTGAATACGAGTTCACGCTGCCCGACGGCAGCAAGCGCTGCGAGATCGTCATCGAGCGCAAGGACGTCTTCACGTTCCAGAAGATGCACGGCGCCGTGAGCGCCAAGCCGGTCGAGGCGAAGCCATGAACGCGCTGATCCCTCGCAACACGATCGAGCAGATCGTCGCCTATCGCGATGCAGCCGTGGCCGCCTATCATGGCGCATTCGCCTCGATCGAGCAGGCTGATCGGGAATTGAAGAAGGCGGCGGCGCTCTGGAAAGCAGCCGCTGGCGAGCATGCTTGCTCCAGGTACAGCGACCGCGACAACGGCGAGGTGAAGGCCTTTCTCGAGGCCGTCGATTTGCCCGACGCCGAGCAGTGGAAGCGTACCGCCATCCGCCTCATCGACATCTCGTGCTGGCACTATCTGGTCAAGATGACGGATCTCGAAGTCCTGATGGACAAACAGGCGAAGGACGAGTTGCGCGACACGTTGAAGTGGGTGCCGGAGCGCTATGACCGCGGTGACGGCAAGGAGCTGGTCAACCTCGACGAGATCATGGGGATTCCTCCCGTCACGGTCGACAATGTGTACGCCACCATCGAGAAGTGGGCCGGCGAGTCCGAGATGATCTTCCGGCGCGGCATAGCGACGGCCTTCTCCAAGCTGGACCGCCGGTTCCGGTCTCACGACGGCTTCAAGGTCGGCAGCCGCATGATCCTGACTTATGCCTTCGACCGCGACCATGGCCATGTTTCGTGGGGCGGCACGTGGGACACCGTGCGCGATATCGAACGCACCTTCTCCGTCCTCGACGGCAAGAAGCCGTCCTACAACAGCATCGAGAACGTGGTGCGCGCCGAGCGCAGGGGCTTCCAGCCACAGCAGTCCGAACATCACGGCGAGTATTTCAGGATCGTCGCCTACAAGAACGGCAATGCGCATCTCTGGTTCACGCGTGACGACCTGGTGGAAAGGGTCAACAAGATGCTCGCCGAATACTATGGCGAGGTGATCGGCGACGGCCAGACGCGCGAGCAGGACGATCTGTTCCGGAACCGCAAGACCACGCCGGCGAAGAACTTCGGCTTTTTCCCGACGCCGGACGAGGCGGCCGACGAGCTCTTGAAGGGCATTCCGATCATGCAGGCCAGCGATGCGCCGCGCCTTCGGATCCTCGAACCCAGCGCCGGCATCGGCAACCTCGCGCGACGTTGCATCACCAGCCTAAACGACTTCTCCGGTCACTACGGCTACGACGACCCGGTGAAGCGCGAGAGATGGCGCGCCGAGTATCGCTTCGACAATATCGTCGATTGCGTCGAGCTGCAGCCTGCGCTGTCGGCCGCGCTCGAAGCGCAGCGCCTCTATCGCAAGGTCTACGCGACCGACTTCCTTGCGCTCCGCCCCTCAGTGACGGGAAAATACGATCGCATCATCATGAACCCGCCGTTCGACATGGAGCGCGACATCGACCATGTGGTGCACGCCCTCGACTTCCTGGAAGACGGCGGGTGCCTCGCTGCAATCATGTCGGCCGGCACCGAGTTTCGCGAGACGCGCAAGGCCATCGCCTTCCGGGGCTTGATCCAAAAGCTGAACGGCCAGTTCCGCGATCTGCCGCACGGCTCCTTCGCCGAGGTCGGGACCTACGTGAACACCGTCACGGTCAAGCTATGGAAGGACGGCCGCAGAAATTACTTTTAGCTTGGCCATATTGTAACCAAATTGGTTACATCATAGGATCATTATCCCTACCACGGAGCCCAAAAGTGTTTCGCCCGTTACCAGAAGACGAGGAGGAGCGGCGGCGCCGGCTCCCCACCATCAGCCAGGCCCTGGACATGTGGTCGTCCTGGTACAGCGACTGGTCGCCCCTCGGCTGCACCGGGGATTACGCCCTGGACATGCGGCTCGCAGATGCATTCCGCAATCTGCTCTACCGGCCGGATCTTCGCGACCGGCTTGACTGGATCGAGCGACAGCTACGCGAGCCCCGCCATCGTGCGGCCGACGACCGCTACCAGGCCGAGCTGATCAAGTGGTGGCTCGAATTGTTCGCCAGCGAGACGCTCCCCACCATCAACCAACGCCTCGAGGCACGAGAACTGCAATGCGCTTCATCCTGATCGATTCGACACTCCGGCGCGCCATCGACTACCAGACGCCGCGCCCTCTGGGGCACCAGCTCTTCTGCGAACTTCTTGAGAGCGACAGCCTCGACCGCGTGGAGTTGGCGCCGGGCCTGGACCTCTGGCTCTCAACCGGACCATGGCGAAGGACCTTCCAGTTTTTCCGCTCGGGCGCCGAGTTCGCGGGCAATGGGATCCTGGCAGGACGAACGCTGCTCGACGACGTCAAGAGCTTGCCGCGCGCCATCAGTTTCGAGACGGTGACGGCGTGGGTCAATTATCCCGAAGTGCGCTTCGAGGCGCCGCAGCCACGCCGGAAATATCAAAGGCCGACCGGGTTGCCCCTGATCGGCCCTCCTCTCCATCCCTACCACAGGACAGCGCCCGAAGGCGCTGGAGAGAACCCATACCTAATGCAGATGTACGGGTGAGGCAACGTACCAAAATGGTAACATACAGTGTCATTTTGGTTGCTTGAGAAGTTCACCGGATTTACATTTGGACCTGTCCAAAGCCCTACCACCGAAAGAGACGAAGATGCGCATTTTCACCAGCTCCTGGTTCAGCAAGCTGCCGCCCGAAATCCAGAAGATCGGGGTGTCGAGGGGCACGCCGCGAGGATATCCGGCGGGCTACCGCAAAATGCCCGAACTCGCCCCAGGCGAATGGTTCAAGACCGCCAGCGAGCGCGAGTATAAGCAGCTCTACTTCGAAGGCCTGGATAGGCTCCATCCTGGCCGGATCGTGGCCAAGATGGAAGACCTCTCGGGCGGCAGGGACGTCGCCCTGCTCTGCTATGAGGCCCCGACCGACAACCAGTATTGCCATCGCGCCTACATCTCGGTCTGGCTGAAAGAAAAGCTTCGGCTCGAAGTGGTCGAACATGGCCTGGAGGCCGAGGGCTGCGGTTGGCACCATCCCAAGCTGCCGACGCAATACCGCCTGCGTCAGCCGCCGCAGCCCCTCCAGGTCGCGCCCTACCTCGGCGCCGAAGCGCCCGACCAGCAGGGCCGCGTCTGGAAGGTGATCGGCGTCAATCCGGAACACGTCGACCAGGCACTCGTGCAATGCGGCGACGACCAGCGCTCGATTTCCGGCGCCGTCCTGGAATCCCGGTTCAAGCCGGTGAACTGACCACCACCGAAGTCATGTCGTTCTTTTTGCCTGCACCCACTTGTAACCGATTTGGTTACAAGCTAAGTTATTGAAGTAACTTAGAAATTCAGATCGGTGCAGCAGAAAGCCGTTTCCTTTCACCGCTGCAGCCTTCGCCGGAACTCCCCTTTCAGCAACGGGCCGGCGATTGGTGACTTCTCGTCAAACTGACCGGCCGAGTGAAATCGAACCGGGGACGGGCCAGGCCTAGCATAACCGCCGGAGCCGCACCGATCCGGGAAATCCCTACCACGGAGACCAGACATGAACCTCGAAATCGAAGCTGTGCGCCAGTCAGCCCCGAAGCTGCACGGCCGCGACGCGGAGTTCGCCGCATCCCTCCTGCACCAGTATGACAGCCGCTCGAGTCTCTCGGAGCGGCAGTGGCCCTGGGTGGCGACCTTGACCCAGCGCGCACAAGCCGGCGAGCCCGCGGCGCCGAAGGCCAAGGTCGGCTCGATGGATGGCCTGATTGCGCTGTTCGACACGGCGATCGCCAACAAGCTCAAGCATCCGAAGATTCGCTTCGACGTCAACGGCGAGACCGTCGTCCTCGCTCTGTCGGGTGAGCGCTCCGCTCACGTCGGCCAGATCAACGTATCGTCGCCGGGATCCTTCGAGAGCCGCGACTGGTACGGCCGCATCGACCGCAAGGGCGAGTTCACCCGCTCGCGCCGGTCGCCCGGTCCTGACGGTCTGGCGGCCGCTCTCGCCGCTCTGGCCGAGAACCCCTCGAAGGCCGGCGCGGCGCACGGCAAGCGCACCGGCAACTGCTGTTTCTGCGCGACCGAGCTGACCGACCACCGCTCCATCGACGTCGGCTACGGGCCGGTGTGCGCCAAACGCTGGGGACTGGCGTGGGGTTGATCCCCGCGCCTTCCTCGGGATCCACCCCTACCACGGAGAATGACCATGACCATCAACGTTACGCCGGCTGAAATGCTGGCGATCTGCAATGCTCTCACCGCCTCGGGCAACCAGGCGCTGTCCGCCCGGCTGGCCGAAGATGCCGAGATGGGCGAGCCGAAGACCGGCTTCGACGAAGCGATCGAGCAGGCGTTGGCGCGCCGTTCGCGTGAGACCGCTGACCGCATCCGCGCCGAGCGCCGCATCGCCCGCACGCTGGTGAAGGCCTGCCTCGACCGGGGCTACCTGATTTCCGTCTACGACAGCGAGGATTGGGTGGTGAGGCGGTCCGACGACAAGGCGGCGATCATGCTGGCGCTGTTCTCGAACGACGAGGACGGAATTCATCTGCGGAGCCCGACCGGCGACAAGCTCGGCTGGTTCCAGCTGATCTATGGCAATTCGGGCTACGATGTCGTGTCCGACCACGCCGACAACGAAATCTGCAATGCGATCTGGGACGAGGTTATTTCGCCCTTGGCCGACAAGATCGAAGGGGAAATGTGATGGACACGATTTACATCAGCATCGCCGCCAAGGGCACGATGGAATCGCTGAACAGCGCCGCGCGAGGCAAGGGCGAAGTCGTGCTTTCGTTCTACGGCCCGAAGGGCGGGTCGCGGGCGTGTGAAACACTCACGCTCGAGTCCGCCGCCACGCTCCGCGACGAGCTCGTCAAAAGGCTCCCGTTCGACGCCAGCGACACCGTCGACGCTCTGACTCGGGCCGAGTCGTTCATTTCCGGCTTCGAGAGTGATCCGCTGCAGAAGGGCGTCGGTGACATCCTGGCCAGTTTGCGCGCCGCGATCCCGCGCGAACGGGCGCGGCGGGACATCCTGGCGGCGCTCAAACTCTGCGTCATCCGAGACCCGAGCCTGAAAAGCAATGCGATGGTGGCCGAAGCCATCGCCAAAGCCGAGCCGTCGACGACGGCGGCCGCCACCAATCGTCCCGGCGATCAGGCCGCGATCTATGCCGAAGAGACCGGCATCGACTACGCGACCGCGCTCGTTCGCTGCAATATAGACTGAGGGTGGCTGGCATGAACATCGACACACCACCACCGTCCAGCCGATCGTCGTCCCCTCTTCATATATTAGCGTGTACTAACTCTCTGCGTTCGGTTAAATTGCAGGGTGAGATACGAGCAGCCTAGAGGGGTGCAATGATCAAGCCGGGACGCATGTGGACGCTGTGGGTTTCGTGCGCTCTCCTGGCCCTGCCCGCGCAAGCGAGCAGCTTGGGGATTTGGTCAAGGATGGCGACGTCGCGGCCGTGACCTCCGCCTTGGACAAAGGCGCAGATGTCAACGAAATCGACGGTGTTACGGCGCTCTACATCGCCTCCGAACGTGGAAATGTCGAGTTGGCAGCGCTGCTGATCAAGCGTGGGGCAGACGTCAACCTGCCTGTCAGTTGGCAAAGAACGCCACTCTACGCCGCCAATAAGGGTGGGCATGCTGCCATCGTCAAGCTGCTGCTAGACAACGGGGCCGATCCAAATCGGGTGGCGAAAGCGCAGACGCCGCTGCATGTTGCTGCCGAAAATGGCTGCCTTGAGTGCGTTATCCACCTTGTCGGCGCCGGAGCAGACGTCAACGCCCTGACGTCGAATGGAAGTCCGCCGATACATCTGGCCAAGGTCGGAGGCCACGAGGACGTCGCGGCGTACTTGCGCGATCATGGCGCCGCAAGACCGGCCATCGCGCCGATTTCCGCACTCCTTGCATCAGCAAACGCTCAATCGGGCAAAGAGATATACGACAGCACCTGCGTCGCCTGTCATCTTTCGCCGGGCGTCAAGGTGCCCAAAAAGGTCAATCTGTGGGGCATCGTCGGGCGCGAGAAAGGATCCCAAAGCGATGTCCAGTATTCGGCGGCTCTGAAAGACGCTGGCGGCAAATGGACCTTTGAGGAGCTCAATCTCTTCATCTCGAATCCCTCGCTCACGTTGCCCGGTACGGACATGTCTTTCCCGGGTTTGAAGGAGGGAAACAAGCGGGCGGACCTCATTGCCTACCTGCGGACCTTGAGTGATGCACCGCTGCCGCTCCCTTGACCGCTGTTGTCGGAAACTTTGATACCAGCCATCCGCTTCCCTGATCATCAGACGCCGAGGCAGGATTACCATTTTGCACGGCTTCGTTTCTGGCGGTCGCGCGCGCAAGCGGGGGGCCCGCTGATCGGAACTTTTCTTGGTAACCACTTGTAACCATATCGGTTACATGCTAAGTTATTGATGTTGCTAGGAAATTCCCTACCACGGAGCCCGACCATGAAGAAGCGCATCCCCCTCAACCTTGTTATCCCGAATCCCGACCAGCCGCGCAAGCATTTCGACCCGGTGAAGATTCGCGAGCTGGCTGAATCGATCCGCGAGCGCGGCCTTATCCAGGCCATCACGGTTCGCCCGGTTTTCCTGACCGACGGTCGAATCGAAGAAATCACATCGGAGAACATCGCAGAATGGAACACTTTGCTCGACCTCCAATCGAAGTCGTCGCCTACACGGCCGGCTTCATCGACGGAGAGGGAACGATCAGCGTCAAAGGCAACCGGTTCCGTGTCGTCGTCAGCCAGTCAGTCACAAACGACGGCGCAACGATCTGCCGATGGTTGCGAGACGCATGGTGCGTCGGCACCGTCGCTCCATCACACCGAGTCTTTCACGGGAAAACCTGGGAGCAGTGGTTCTGGACCGTCGCGGCGGCGAGAGAGGTCAAGCACGTCATCGATTGTTGCCTTCCCTACTTCCACGTCAAACGAAGCGCGGCAGATCAAGTCGGAGTTAGAGTCAACGACTTCCTCAACAACGGGCATCGGTGCCGGTGGTCGCCGGAGGAAATCAAATTCCTCGGAGATCAATGGCGGCGGCACGACGACTGGATCGGCGAACAGCTCAGACGAAGCGCTACAAGCGTCCGACATCAACGTCGAGCCCTCGGCCTCGCCAAGCCGCCGGGCGGTCTATGAGATCGTCGGTGGCGAGCGCCGCTGGCGCGCTCACCAGCTGATCGAGGCGGCCGACATTCTCTGCGAGGTCGTGAAGATCGACGACAATGAGATGGCGCTGCAGGCGATCGTGGAAAACCTCGCCCGTGCCGACATCAAGCCGCTGGAGGAAGCGCGCGCGTTTCAGGCGATGATCGACCGCGGCTGGACAGTCGAGCAGCTGGCGAAGGATATCGGCGTCCAGCCGACGCGCATCAAGGCCCGCACGGCGCTCCTCAATCTCGACGAGACGATCCAGAAGCTGGTCGACAGTGGCGCCTTCCCGCTCGGCCACGCAAACGACCTGGTCGACCTCCCCACGGCCGATCAGATCAACATCGTGAGGCTGTTCTCCAGCGGCAAGCTGAAAGACTGGTCGAGCATCAGGGCAGCGGCGCAGGCGGTCCGCGACCGCATCGAGCAGGGCGGCATGTTCGACGACGAGAATAGGCCGGAGCCCTCGAAAGACGATATCGCCGCCGTGAGCCGGATGGAGAAGACGGTCGAGCGCATCATCGCCGCGATCGCCGGCGGCTTCAAGGACGGCGAGTGCATCGCCTTGAAGTCGGTTGACCCCAGCAAGGCCGACAAGTGGGCCGACACGCTGGCGGCGGCGTCGCGCTCCATCCGTTCGATGGAGTCGCAGCTGCGCCAGGCACATGCGCGCTCGATGCTGGTGTAGGAATCCGCGCCGCCGGCTCCGGCCGGCGGGTTGTGGTAGGGAGGGGCAGCGGATTGGTCTCCGCTGCCCCATTTTCTTGTCGAGTGTAGAGGCTCCGCCAGCGCGCGTCAGTCGCCGGCCTTCCCATCACACGCCCGATGGTCGCCGCGCTCGTCCTCGGCCGCCTCTGGCGGCGCAGCGTCCAATCTAGCGAGTTCCTTCTCCCGCAGTATGGCGCACCGCTCGCATTGCCCGGCGCCCGAATTTTCGATGAGCCATCCGGCCGGCGCGTCCTGGGATCCGCAGAGCGAGACGGCGAGCCCGAGACCGCGCCGGCGAAAGTAGTGTGTGGTGACGGCAGTCGGCGACTTGAGAGCCCAGCCTTCGCGAAATCCTGTCATCAGCGGTGCTCCACCGGAATCATCCGGCCCTTGCGAAAAATGCGCTCGGCCGCGTCGCGGGCCGTGGAGAGAGTTTCCCCGTCGCGCCTTAACCGGCCATTGAAGTAGGCCAACAAATGGTCGGTGACCGCCTTCTGCGCCTCCAGCTCGGTCGGGAACAGACGCGGCTTGCCGCCGTCCTCGAGCACCGGCTCAGCCTGCCCGTCCTCGGCAAAGCGCAGCATGGCGTAATGACCTCCCGCGACGGGGACAGTGAAGCCGGCGAAGTGATTCATGCTGCAGTCCTTTCGAAAATTTCGGGATCGGCTTCATCGGCGGGTGATCCTGGCATCGGGGCGGCGCTGGCGGATGCGAGCCACAGCGGCATCTCGGATCTCGGCTTCGGCCGAGCTGCGGTGGGCAGGCATCAACTCACCCACTCCGGCCGGCACTCCAGAATGTGCAGCCGCTTTTTCGTGATGCCGGCGTAGCGCCAGCCGGCTTGATAGAAGCAGTGGCCCCATGTGGGTCGCCCTGCGCTCCAGGTGGGCTCGACCTCGCGGGGATCGACAAAGGTGAATAGCCGCTCGCCCGGCCAGCGCTGCCAAACGATCGCCATTGCGGCGGCAAGCAGCTCGCTTGCGACTCCACCGGTCTCTCGACGGAAGATCGCGCAGTTGACGCCTTGCTGATTATCGAAGCGGTGCCGCTCGCGTCGCCAAGCCGAAACCGCGCCGGCGTCAGCCGTGAGCAAGACGAGCATTTCGCCCGGACCGACGAACAACGCAGGCTGCCGCCCGTCGGCGTAGCGATAGCGGGAATAGTGGCGGTGGAAGATGTCGCGCGCGGTGTCGTTGCCATCGAGCACCTCGATCCAACCCTCGCCGATCAAGAAGGGTTGGACGTTCACGGCTGGTAGTCTTTCCAGTCGACGCGATTGATGACCGTCGGCCCGGCATAGTCGCCGACGAGGTTCTGTTCCCAGACGAACCAGGCCAGGTTCATGCGGCTCGAGGCTTCGTTGCCGTCCCAGCCGTCGCGATGCATCATCGGCAGGCGCCGCGTGAAGACATGGATGCGCGCCGGCTTGCAATCGTCCATGGCGTAGTTGCGGTCGGGATCGTCGAAGCCGCAGAGGAAATTCAGGTTGAGCAACAGCGCCATCTTCGGCGGCCGGTGCACGCGCAGCGCATGCGCGACGAAAGCCGTTGAGCACGCCGCCGTAGGGCGGGTTGGTGGCGATATCGTCACAATCGTCGCCTGCCTCGCTGGTGAGGAAATCCCGAACGTCCTGCAAGACGCCATGGCGATCGGCGGTGCCGTAGTCGACGAGGTCGGAAAGCGCGACGTCGTAGCCGGCCGCTTCCAGCATGCGCGAGATCGCGCCGCGACCGCATGCCGGTTCCTTGATGCGAGGGCCGAAGGTCTCCAGCGCCAGCAGCGTGTGCACCGCTTCCGGGCACGTCTCGTAGAGATTGTTGCCGCGCTCGGCCGCGCTGGCGGTGTCGGTGCCGATCGCCACGCGCAGATTCGCCCGGCTCGGCTCGAGTCCTTCCGCGACGCGCCCGGCGATCACCCGCTCGACAATGCCAGGATCCCGCCGCTCGGCATCGGCCAGCTTGCGAGCGTCGTGGATTTCCTTTCGGGTGAGCCCGGCTTCGGCTGCCGTGAAACCGTTTCCGTCTGGAACGGTTTTCGGCCTGCCGCCCTTCGAGGCCTCCCCTTTTTCCTGGGCGGCAGTCCATTCGGTGGCAATCGTGATCTTCGCGCGCGTTTCGATCAGCAGCGCGTCACCCTGGAGCCGGCGTGCCTTCCGGATCAGATGCTCGCCGGCATGGAAGCGGGTGGCGTAGCTGCCTGCCGCCTTCGCCTGGTCATAGGCGCCAGCGGCCAGCATGCGTGCCGATGCGACGTCGCCGTCGTCGAACAGCATCCGAGCTCGCTCGATGACATGAGCGAGTCCGGAATCGTCGAAGGGGACAACCGCCTCCATGGCTTATGCCATTTCAGACAGCTTGGCCCGCGCCGGATCGAGCACCTCGAGTGTCGTCCTGATCTGGTGGAGATCGGCGTCGGTCTCCTGGTAGCAATTGTCCCGCACCAGCTTCGCCTGGGCGATGACGCGCTCGTACTCGACCGTCGCGGCGGCCTTGGTCGCTTCAAGTTCGGTCTCCTTGGTGCGCAGCCGGTCGATGTGCCGTTTCAGCGACATACCGGTGGTGGCGATCATGTTGCGAACCGAGGGTTTCGGCTGGGAGGGATCTCGGGCCAGTTCCTGGGAGACGGCTTCCGAGAAGTCTTCGTCGACATCCAGCGGCTCGGTGCCGGCGGTTTGTAGAGTGTCCATTTCAGTTGATCCTCAGGTAGATGCCGCGACACGACACGCGCGGGATTGCGCGGCCGCGAAAACGGCGGATGAAACGGGAAAGGAAGGAGGTCATTGCGCTTGTTCGCCGTATTGTTCGGCGACGATGGCGCCGACGACCTCGTCGACGTGGTCGTCGCTCCACCACTTGCTTTTCTTGGCGCCGATCACCTGCCCCTGCGCCGAGCGCGGCGTGCCGTAGGCCAGACATTTGCCGAGCCCAACTCGACGGGCGTCAGGGAAGGCGATGATCAAGGCTTCCATGGCGAGATGACGCGCGCGCACGCCGAGTTCGCCGGCGCACACCGCAAACGGATCCTCTCGGTGCGGCCGGCAGGCCATTACGATGGCAAGGGCAATCTGGTCGGCTGTCGGGAACATCAGATGATCCCCGCCGCAAAACGGTCGGCAGCGCGAAGGGCTTGACCTATGAGCATGTGCATCATCTCGGACTGCGACCAGATAGGAGACCGAAGGGATGCGGCCTCGGCCAGGATCACGCCGTGAAGCACGTCGAGACTTGCCCGGTACCAGTGCTGGCCGAGATGGCAGTTGGCGAGAGTCCGCTCGGCACCAAGCACTATGGTGCGCGCCGCAGCGAGCCCCGGCGTCCAGACGACATGCGCGAAATGTAGCCTCTCCCACCGGCCGGGCTGGAGCTGAGGGAGATGCGCTTCGATGTTCTCGGCCGTCGCAAGCCGGAAGACGCCCGGGTCGGCCTCGAACCCGACGGCGCAGACCGCGGCATGGCCGGAGTTCTTGCGCCGATCGACCAGATTGCGCGGCATCGCGATGTCAACCGGCATTGTTTTCCTGCTCCTCACGCCGGCGACGTTTCTCCTCGCGCTTGCGTTCCCTCCGAAGTTGGTCGATCTCCCGAACGGTCTTGCGCCGGAAGCTCCGGTTGGTGCGGACGAGGCCAAACTCCTTCTCGATGCCGACAAGGATCTGGCCCAGGACGCGGCTCTTGACGTCGTGCAACGCCTGCCTCGACATGACCTCGACGCGGTGCCGGTCCCAGACGCGGGTGCAGAACTCGACGCCGTGGCCGCCGGCATGCGCCAGGAACGTCCGCTTGTAGCGCTGCGCGTCTTGCCCTTGCCGCCCTGCCCGCACGAAGCGGAGAAGGTCCATGATGTCGACCATGCGATCGGCGGCCGACTGGTGAACCACGATGCGAACTTCGGTGTTGTCGTACTGTGGCATCCCGTCGGCCATGCGCGACAGCTCGCGCACATAGGCCTGATGCTCGGTCTCTCGCGACGAGGGCATAGCCGATCCGACCTTGGAGACCATGCGGCGTTCGAAGTCGGGCATGTTTCGGGCCGTGTCGACGGCGTCGCCAAACAGTATCCAGAGCAGGTGGCGCGGCGTGGGCAGGCCCCGCCTGTTCTTGGTGAAGAAGATGTCCTCGGCATGCCGCATGTGCTCGATAAAGCGGTCGATCCGCTTCTCCAGCTCGGCGGGCGTATCGAGAAAAAGGCGCTTCATCTTCATCATGCCCGAGCCGCCGAAGCAGTATCCGTTACGGTTCCAGATATTGCCAAATTGGTTACACGATTGGCAAGCGAAAGATCACTCGGCCAACGTGTTTTCCGTAGGATGCGACGACACTTAATCGTGCTTTGCACGCCCGGCTCACCATAGTGGCGGCGGATCGAGCCCAGCCATGCGCCCCACTCGGGCCGCTCGGGGGTGATCACGAAATCCCCGTCCTTGTCGATGGGTGGCGCGCCATGGAACTCGAGGAAGAGCTGCTTTTTCAGGAAGGGGATCATCATGGGCTTTTCCTTCCGAAGGATCATGGTTGTTCGATAGGTCCCCGCCGTCGCAACCGCCAGCGCCTTGCCGTCAGCTTCAAGGCTTGCGAACGTCTTCGCAGCCGCTTCCCGGCTGTCCGGTCGCATCTTCTCTGGCCATGAGGACCACAGCATATCGAAATCCCTCCGCCCGGCGCGTCAGCGCGCCCTGGAGGTTCTCTTACTGGTTCCCTTACAGGGTTAGTGTCCGGATTCCGGACTCGGCTATAGGCATTTTCCGGACACGGCTCGCCCTCTTTTCCGGACTCGGCCCCGTGTCCAGATTCCGGACTCGGCTCCACCACATCTTCTGCCGTGACGAAATCGGCCTCGAACGCGAACCGATAGCGCGTGTTCTCCTGCTGTTTGGTGCGGGGGTTGATATGCTGCTCCCGGCGGATTAGGCCGGTCAGCTCCAGGATCTTGAGATGCTCATTGAGCGCAGAGCGCGACATCTCGCAGTCATAGGCGAGCTTGTCTTGGGACGGGAAGCAGCCAAGGTCGGGGTTGTGGCGGTCGCAGAGATGCCAGAGGACGATGCGCGTGGCAGGTTTGAGCCCGCGCTGGGTTATGGCCCAATTTGTGGCGGCATGGCTCATGTTGGCAGTGCCTCAACTGCCGCGACCGCGGTTTCAACCGGGCAACTATACCACTCGCCAGACAGGTGCCATTTGGCCAGGGCAATGTGGGTGAGCCGCTCAGCGTCCTGATGGTCTGCGAAGTGCCGCTGGAACACCACCACCGCTTTGATGGCCTTGTTGCGATTTACGGCCTTGCAGCGGCGGGTGGGATCGGTCGACATCCCGATCTTGACCCCGCCGTGCTCAGCCGTCATCACATACACGAAGGCCCGATCCTCGCGGACCGGTCTCGGGCCATGCTTACGAATTATCGTCATGTCGCTCTCTCAACTGCGAGGAGCGGCAATCCTACAAGCTACAAATGGTATTGCCGTTCAATGCGGTAGTTCATTGCCTATCCAATCGACGCCAACACCGCCGACAGGATTTGTTTAGTCATGGTAGGACCGACGTTTTCTCCCAGATATGCCGCTGCAGCCACCAGATGCACAGTTGCACTTCGCTCGGCGGCAGCCGATCCAATGCTCCTTGCTGTATGACAAAACCCGGCCATAACTGTCTTTACTTCACCGTTTACCGCCTGCCCGCCGTCAGTCTGCTTCATTTTTATTAAACCTCCTGGGAATGTTTCAACCTGAAACATCCGTGCGGACCTAAGGCGGAAGTAATTGGCGGAGGAAATCACACCTCCGTCAAAATCAGCCCCTGTTCGAAGCTTTCGCGATGACGGCTACAGGTTCGTTAACCGGCTCCACATCGGAGCCTGCCTTTTGGCACAAACGGTTGTAGCGGCCGAGGAGGTCGAAGATGGCTTTGCCGTTCCAGTTGGAAGCGGTGCCGTACCAAGCATCCCTCACCCGCCAGTGGCCACGCGGATAGCCCAGCGCGTCACAGGCAGCGTTGATCTGAGCTTTGATGCCCATACCTGGTTTGATAGTTCCGGCGGCTTTGAACACCACCTGTTGTAGCTCTGCAGCAATATCCTGCATCGATTCCTCACAAAAAACAGGAGAAGGAACGACGACCCATCGGGATTCTCGGATGCCTTGTCGGACACATCCAACAATTTCCCCGCCATCATCGCGACAACCGCAAGGGGAATGCCGATGGCCCATGACGATGATTGCTGGAAACCGCTTGGAGTTGCGGCTTGGGAAGTTGTTGAACGCGCCGACCAATTTCGGACGGAACGAGGAACCGTGTGGATCGTATCTCGGGTCAAGCCGAAGTCCGGCACTGTGCAACAACATCTGCCGCCTCCCTGCCCAACCAATGGTTTGCGTTCACCTCACCGTCGGTCATAACGACGATGCGGTCGAGATATGGTTGCCTGGGCATCCGGCCGGCCTCGTACCGATCGACTGTCAGCCGCGTACAGTCGATCATCCGGCCCACGTCGGCAGTGCTTAGATTGCGTTCTTCACGCCACTTCGTCAGTTGATGCAGGTTTTCCATGGGCGGGTTTTGTCACCAATTTGGTTACAAGTCAAGGTTTGTAACCATTCTGGCACCGTTTCGCAGGAAATCGTTTTGAGCTACCGCATTGATATGGCGAATGGAATTAAGCACTTCCGGGAGAAAGCCGGGCTCACCAAGGCTGAGCTTGCGCGTCGCGTTGGCACCACAAGGCCCCAGATGGGCCGCCTCGAGGAAGAGGATGGCCCAAACGGCCGGAAACTCACGTTGAAGTGGGCGGAGCGAATCGCGCCGCACCTCAATGTCAGGCCGGAAGAGCTTATGTTTCCGGAGCTTGCGGCGATTGACGTCAGCAAATTCAACCAGGTGTTCGAGATCGCCGGCGGCAAAAATCAAACGCCAGGCCTCGTGCTGGATCCTGAGTTTCTGGCCCGGATGCTGCCGAACTCAACGGGCCACAACCTCCGGTTCATGATGGTCGACGCCTACCAGGCCAATGGCATTGTTGCCAAAGGGGATGCGCTTGTGATCGATCTGGACGACAACACCCCCAATCGACCCGGCATCTTCGCCCTAGAGATCGCCGGCGCGGTGCAGTGGCGCTACCTTTCGCCCACGACGGCAGGCGCCGTCCAGGTCCACAACGACAACCCCGCGGCGGTCAACGAAACCGTCCAGCCGAAGGACTTGAAGGTCATCGGACGCGCCCGGCTGAGGATTTCCACACTCTGATCTGCATTTTTTTTGCGCGAGATGTAACCAATTTGGGTACAGCTCTTGCAAAACGTACCAAATCGGTTACGATCCTATTCACGCAGAAGGATCGCTAGACCGATGGCCCAGTTGCCCCTGGTTGTATTTTCCCATCATGCCTCGCGGTCATGTGTTGAGTATCTGCGTGTTCCCGGCCGGGCCGGTGTGACCCCCGCACCATTCGCCCGCACCAGCTCGGCCGGGTTCTCCCAATCTAAGCAGCACTGCGCCCCGCGACCGCTTCGTCGCGCCCATTGCGTTGCCAAAATGGTTTCACGTGTAACACAAAAGGAAACAGACGGATGACGGCGGACCAATATGCATGGTGGCGTCAGGCCTTGAAACTGGCGGGCGGATATCGCGAGCTGACCAACGATCAGCTGCTCCTGCTTGCCCCTTCTGCCGACAGCCCGGAGTCAGGATTTTTCAGGAACCGTCCATTCAAGGATGCGCCCCTGGTTCCTGTTGCCATTTGGCGCGACGCATCGGGCAATGTCATCTGCCTGCAGGGCGGCAAGGAAGCGGAGGCCGATAGGGTCTGGAACTATGCTTGCCGCAACCCGATCACCGAAGCGCTCTATCATTCGGTGCTGGCCGGCGAGCCTTGGCCAGATGAGCCTCCGTCGGTTTCGAAGGAACACAACCTCCCGGCCAAAACCGGCGATCTGCACAAAGACCTGACCCTTGAGCTGGCCGCCGAGAAGGAGACGGTCGAGGGCTTCCTCAAAAAGCCGATCAGCACCCAGGAGCAGGCCGATCAGGCGGGCGTCTGGGCAAAGCGGCTCGCCGGAATCGCCACCAAGGCGGACGAACAATTCAACGTCGAGAAGCGTCCTTGGCTCGATGGCGGCAACGCCGTCGATGACAAATGGCGCGATCTGCGGACCGATGCCAAGGACCTCGCCAAGAAGCTGAAAAGGCATGGTGAGGCGTGGCTGAAAGAACTGGACCGCCTGGAGCAGGAGCGCCAGCGCAAGGCTCGCGAGGACGCAGATCGCATTCGGCGCGAGGCAGAGGCGGCTGAGCAGCGGGCGGCCGACGTCGCGCGCGCGGCCGAGGAGGAGAAGGCTCAGCGCGAAGCCGACACTTCACCCGGCCTCGCATCTTCGTTCGCACAGGAGAGCGACCAGGAGGCCCGGCGGCTCGAAGCCGAGGCTGAGGCAAGGCAGTTGGCCCAGCGCGCAGCGGAAGCCGCACGCGAGGCCCAAGCCCGTCCGGTCTTCGCTGGCAGGACCGGCGCCAAGATGTCCCTGCACACCTATTGGGTCGCGAACATCACCGATTACGACGCGCTGGTTGTGGCCTTGAAAGACGAGCCGGAGGTCCGGGAGGCGATCGAGAAGATCGCAGGCCGCATCGCGCGCAACAAAGACGCCGCCCTGCCGGCCGGCATGGAGCGGGTTCCAGACAAGAGGGCAGCATGACCGACCAGAAGATCGTCGCCGTGAAATTCGGCGAGAGCGACAAAACCTACGACTATTTCGCCGGCGCCTTCGACGTGGCTGTCGGCTCCCGCGTCATGGTGCCTGTTCGCGGCCGCGAGACGTCCGTCACGGTCGCCGAGATTAAGGATCATTCCGACGCCGCCAAGACAGCCATCCTCGCAATCGACGTGCGCACCGACGAGCAGCGCGCCGCCAAGCATCCTAACGGCCGGCACCAGTGGTCGCCCGACGGAACGCTGCTCGACGAGAACGGCAACCGGTCGTTCTTCGACGACGTGGACAAATAGCTATGCGCTTGGTCCGCGTTGCCATCGTCATTTTCTGGCTGCCCGTGATGATCAGCGCTGCTTGCAGTCGGCTCTTACGCGAAGGCCCCGCCGCTTTCTGGTTCGCGTGGAACGACATGTGCATCGAGCAGGACGAGATGCGCCGGACCTGGCGCGCCAACAGCTTCAACCCCGAGGATTGGAAATGAACGAACGGGCTCAGGTACCGGCCCTTATGGTCGGCGGCGCGATCAGCGCCATAATCCCTCAGTCGATCGAGGAAACGTGGCGTCTCGCCACCATGATCGTCGAGGCCGGTCTGGCGCCACAGGCGCTTGTCGGTCGCGAACCGGCCGAGGATGCCGGCGACGACGCCTGGAAGCGTTGGGGCAAGAAGGGCACCAGCGCCGTGGCCATCGTCATCATGTCCGGCGCGGAGCTCGGCCTGCCGCCCATGGTGGCGCTGCGCAGCTTTACCGTCATCGGCGGCAAGCCGGCGCTTTACGGCGACGGACTGATCAACGTCGTTCGAAAGTCGGGCAGAGCGAAATCGGTCGAGCTGGGCTATCTGCGCGATGCGACGAAAGAGGCGCTCCTCAATCTCGGCCTGCACAAGGACGTGGTTGCCCAGATGAACACCGTCGACGAGCGCACCATCGGCTGGTGCAAGGCGGTGCGCTCCGACACAGGGGAAATGAAGGTCGAGGCCTATTCGGTCGCGGATGCCAAGCAAGCCGGCCTCTGGGACGAACGTCCGACCCGTCGCGGCAAGGTCTGGAAAAACAATCAGCATGTGTGGGACGACGTGCCTAACGATTCCTCCTGGTTCCGCCATCCCAAGCGGATGAAGCAATGGCGCGCAGCTGGTTTCTGTCTGCGCGAGCTATTCGGCGACGTTCTTGGCGGCGTGCGAGACGAGTTCGAGGCCCGCGAGATCGCCGGCGATCTGATCGAGCACCACGACGACGAGCCGGCACCCAGGGCGAGGCTTACCCCGCCATCGCCGCCACCGGTGCCCGGCCTCGACGCCGTCGACCCTATCCCCGAGAACGGGTTCGACAAGGATGTCGAGGGCATGCACGACGGCGCAGAAGCCGCCGAGGAGGAGCAACCAGCGGCCTTCGACTACGGCAAGTTCTTCGAGGATTTCCAGATCGCCCTTCAAGGTGCGAAGTCGACCGCGGCTGTGGAGGAAATCTGGACCGAGTTCGACGTCGAGGATCAATTCCACGACGACGAGAGCAGTCGCCAGCTGGCCGACAAGATCAAGGCGCGGAGGCTCGCTGCGCTCGCTCCGCCGAGCGCGGGCTGATCATGGCCGGCCGGATCGCATTCCTTCCCGACCACGGCGCCCAGGTGCTCGGTCCGCCCGAAAACTGGCGGCCGCGCGCGCTCAGCGTCCGCGAGAAGCTTGAGATCGTCGTGCGCCAAGGGGGCAAGGAGCCCAGCGGCGCGCGGCTCAACCCGCTCGACGGTGTTCACTTCGATCACGATCCGGCGTTGCAGCGGCGGCGCTGGGACCCAGAAGCGCATGACACCATCCCGCCATCGTGCGCGCTCGACTACATCGTGGCGCTGAACAAGCCCACGCATGGCGTCAAAACACCGGTCGACCAACGCGAGATCGCGAAGACGAAGCGGCTCGAGGGACGGACCGGAAAGGGTAAGCCGAAACGGAAGATCCCGAGCCGGCCTTTCCCGAAGCTCCACAGGGGTTTTCGATGAGGCGCGCCAGCTACGCCGAGCTCGCCGTCACGCCTGGGATGGTCTTCATTGCGGACCGCTGCCGGCCGGACCTGCCGAGCGTGACCAACGATGCCGAGCGCGTCGTCGAGCAATGCCTGGCCGCCTATGGCGAGCGTCGCATCATCTATCGCGACAGCGGGGGTGAGTGGGGCGAGCTGCTGCACACGGGCATCCAGTTTCGGGGCTTCGCGCCCTACGCCGACCTGACGCCCGACGAGGAGGCAGCATGAGCGAGCATGATCCACGCAAGGCGGCATGCAAGGGCGCGGCCACCAGGTCGACCCGCTGCGGCATGGATCACATGGAAGAATGCCGGGCCTGCCACATGGAGGTGGACTGGGATCTCATGAACCACCCCTTCATCGGCTTCAAGGCGAGCTGCGGCTTCATACCCTTTACCCCTGACCATAACGAGGAGACTTACCCATGCCTAACGAAGTAGCGCACCCCCCGAGGATTTCGGACCTCCAACTGCGCATCGCCCAGGCGCAGACGCAGGCGAAGATGGATTTGCTGGAGCGCGCCAACGAATCCCTGACGTCCCAGCTGACGACGATCTTCGACGGCATCGGCCGCAACGAGCAAGTCGAGCTGATCTATCCGAACGGCGAGGTGGTGCTGATCACCAAGGCGCGGCCTCGTAGAGGCGAAGGCGGCGAGTGATGCCGATCATCTCCGTGTATGTCGACGAGATGACCGCAGCTCGCATGAAGGCCATTTCCGCCGAGAAAGGCCGGTCGGTCGAGGACCTGGCGGAGTGCGCCGTCTCCGAAGCCGCGCTCAATTATTTCCGGCTTGCGCCGGCCGACTCGGATCCTGGTCGCGCCGACGGCGGCGCGAACATCATCACCACGCACACCAACATCGCGGGCACCTGATGAGCACGTTCTTCCTGGCCGCCGGCTTCATCATCATGCTCAGCGCTTGCGGCCGGCGCGCCTACCTCGATTTCACCGGTCGATGGGTGCCGATCGAGGGATATGTCTTCGGCGCGATAGTCGGGTTCATCGGCGCGCTGCTGATCCTGATAGGCATTTTGCTGGCGGCGGCGCCCTGATGGAAACTCCAATTGGACATGTCCAAAAGCAAAAGAGCCCCGACGAGGCGCTGACGCAGCTCTATGAGCTGCTGGCGGCGAAGAACGCGCCAAAGCCGGGAAGCTTCACCAGCCTGAACGAGGATCAAAAGCGGGAATATTTCCGCCTCGCCCGGCGGCGTAGCCGGGCGAGGGTGCGCGCCGCCCCCTCGGTCGCTGCCACTGCAGCCAACATCAATCAGGCGCTCGCCGACGCGGCGCTGATGATCCTCGCCACCGATGCGCCCGGCGCCGACCAGGTTCGCAAGGTGCTCGCCACGATCTTCGAGCAGCGCCCGGGCGTGCCGATCTCGATCGAGACCAAAGCCAAGGGCGGGAAGCTCAAGACGAAACTCATCGCGAGAGCCAATGATGTCTGAGCGGATCTTGGCGGCGATGGAGACCGCGGAGCAAAAGGCATGGGACGCCCTCGCCCGCTACAAGTTCTACATGTTCGGCTACCACGCGGCGCAGTGGGTCAATCTCAACCGCATTGGTGAATTCAAACGCGAAAACCCGTTTGGAGACTTAGTGAAGATGGCCCGTGGGTACCGACCCATGCCGATCACCGCGACTTCCTCGATCGAACTTCCATCCTCAATTGCCGAACAAGGATCGCTACTATGAGCGACATCCAAGAGTTAAAAAGAGACCAGCTCCTGGCGGAGATCGGTCCCGACGTCGTCACGGCCGAGATGCTGGCCGAGCGAGTCGGCATCTGCACCCCGCACCGTATATCGCTACGTGCGCCAATTGCGTGCGGCTGGCCACAAGATCCTTTCGGGGCCTGGCTTCGGCTACCTGAGACTCGAGCGCGCTCCGGAGGCACAGCCATGAGCCTAGCCGCCGGGCGAAACTGAGATGTTCTTCATCGACTGCTGGTCGGTCGGTCTCGACGATATCCCGCGAAAGCAGATCACCCCGAGCGCATACTGACGATCCTCCAGCGGGAGGGCCGTTTCAGCAATTTCGAAGCCACCGCCAACCGAGCGATCACGGCGATCGTCAATAGCAACCTCGTCGAGACCTACAGGCCGGCGAGCCTCAAAGGGAGCGACGGGTACCCTTGGACCTATGTTCGTCTCACCGAAGCAGGCCTGCGCGTCATAGGGGCCGGCGCGCCACGACCTGATCACAAATAGGCTCAAGCATTCGTGATCCGCCTTTGTTGCGCGGTTCAAGTAAGGGATCGACCCGCAACTGGTGTCGAATAACAACCTCCATGAAATCTTACATCATCAACCTGGACCGCAGCCCGGGCAGAATGCAGCGCATGGCTGATCGTCTCAACTCCATCGGAGCAGCCTTTGAACGAGTGCCGGCGGTGGACGGGCGCCTGCTTAGCGACGCTGAGATTGCGGACGTCTACAAGCCCATAGCTGGCGTGGCCGCGATGACGCCGGAAGAGGTGGGCTGCTTCCTGAGCCATCGAAAATGCTGGGAGCGGATCGCGTCGGGTCCGGACGCTTACGGCTGCGTTTTCGAAGACGACATGTTGATATCCAAGCGGGCCGGTCTGTTCCTGGTCGAGGAGGCCAGCTGGGTTCCTCGCGACGCGGACCTGGTCAAGGTCGAGACAGTCGTCGGAAGGGTGTGGCTGGACCGCACCGTACTTGCGCTGCGCGACGGCTTCGAACTGGCGCGCTTGCGGAGCTTCTCTTTTGGGTCCGGCGGATACATTCTATCGAAAACTGCGGCCGAGCGCCTGTTGGCGATGACCAGGGTATTCTCGGATGCGGTCGACCATGTGAAGTTCAACCCCGCCTGCGGGATCGCCGGTAGTCTGAAATCCTATCAGATGATCCCGGCTCTGAGCGTTCAAACGCAGAGCTTCTATCCCAAGGGTTCCCTTTGATCGAAGTGCCGGCGCTCGCCGTGCACAGCGATCCTCGCTTTCCCGGGAACTTGATGGAGAAGCCGTGGCTGCAGCGAAAGGTCTTGCAGGCGCTCCGTCGGCTGGGACACACGCTGCGCCGCCATTGGCGAACCGAGGTCATGATTGCCGATCAAACAGGTGCTTTCTGCAGCAAGACCTAGGGAAAATTAGACCGCCTTTTTTGCTTGACATTATTGTAACCAAAATGGTTACACTGAGCACCGATTTGGTAGCAAAGAGAAGCAGCATGAGCAGTTTGCCAGCAATGATGGAAATCGATCTCCTCGAGACGCCGGCGCCAATCGGGCAAGCGCGCCCGTCACCAGGTCGACCCGAGGCGATCTGACCTCGACGACACAACCCCTACCACGGAGAGTAAGCATGGAAGACAAGAACTACATCGAGTTAACGGCCTCGATCGTCTCGGCCTATGTCGGAAACAACCCGGTGCAAGCCGCGCAATTGCCGGAGCTGATCGCATGCGTGAACGCCGCTGTGCGCAAGCTTGACGGCCCGGCGGTCGTCAACGCGACCGCACCGAAGGAGCCGGCCGTCCACCCCAAGAAGTCGATCCATCCCGATTTCATCATCTGCCTGGAAGACGGGTTGAAGTTCAAATCGCTCAAGCGGCACTTGATGACCGACCACGGTCTTACGCCCGCCGCTTACCGCGCGAAGTGGGGTCTGCCGGCGGATTACCCGATGGTGGCGCCGAACTATTCCGCCACGCGGTCGCGGCTGGCGAAGGCCTCTGGCCTCGGCCGGCATTCCAAGGTGCCGCCGATCCGCACCAAGACGCCCGCGCGCCGTGCCTTCCAGTAGGCGCGCCATGAAAGTCACCGCCGTCATTGAGCGACTTGCGAAGGGCGATCCCTGCGCCTCGGCTTCTCCAGTGGCCAGAGGCGGTGGTGGTTCGAAGGACCTTACCAGGTCGTGCCAGAGCATATCTTCACGCGGCGGTGCACGACGGGGCTGTCGCCGTGATCGAGGCCGGCGACAGCCTGTTCGGCTTCAAGGGAAATTCGCAGACCTGGCTGGTCGAGGATGTTCCGATGCACGGTGACCCCTGGGCCAGCTACGACGCCTGGAAGCCGACACCGCCCGATTGGGTGATGCCCTTCCACACCCGTCGCTACGCCGACGAAACCCGTTGGCGCATGCACCGCGATCTCGGGCGACATCCGTTCTTCGACGGCGACGAGTCCGAATACGAATACCTCTGCGAGGAATGGGACGAGCTGGCGCGCATCGATGCGCACGAGCGCGCGCCCGAGGAAGAAGATTTCGAGGAGATGACTGCCGCGACCGGGAAGAGCCATGAATGACCAGCCGCCCGAAGTGCTGACCATGTCGCAGACACCGGAATACTGGTCGTCGCGTTTTCGCGACAAAGGGTTGCGCATGTCCGCCAGGTCGTTGCGCGAGAAGGCGATCAAGACGGGCCTCTGCTACTGTGTCGACAGGCAGGTGCTGATCTCGCCGCGGCAGATCGATGAGTTGTTTTTGTGGAGTAAAGCGTCATGCCGCTCACGATCTACAAGCGCGGCCGGTTCTGGTGGCTCACCGGAACGGTCCCAACCCGGCAAGGCGAGCAGCGCGTACACGAGAGCACTGGCGAAACTGACGAAGCCAAAGCGAACAAGGTCCGCCTGAATCGCGAGCTGCGTGCCCAGCAGGAAATCGATCTCGACCCAAAGGACTTCTTCACCTTCGCCCAAGCCGTCGAGGCCTATCTGCAAGCCGGCAAGAGCGAGAGCTACATCCAGAAGCTGCTCGAACATTTCGCCGACACCAGGATCTCGGACATGACCGGATCGGGCGTGCGTGCCGCCGCCAAGGTGCTGTACCCCGGTGCTGCTTACACGACATGGAACCGGCAGGTGATCATCCCCACCCGGGCCGTCATCAATCTCAGTGCCGATGACGGCAAATGTCGAGAAGTGGTGATCAAAGGGTTCAAGAAATCGGACAAGGACGTCCGCCGGCCGAGCACCCCGTCCAAGCGCGCGGTCGACCGTTCCTACATCGACACATTCCGGGAGCACAGCGACGACCCCCGAATCAGCGCCTTGATGCTATTCATCTACCAGACCGGCGCCCGTGTCTCGGAGGCGATCGCGCTTGAGGATGATTCGCCTGATGTCGACCTGGTGAACCGCAAGGTCATTTTCCGCGACACGAAGAATGGCGAGGACGGCGAGGCCGATCTAACGGTCGAGATGGTCTACGAGATCCAGGAACTCCGCCAGTGGAAGCGGGAACGCTTGGCCGCATGGGAGGTGCGCGTACCCTGGAAGAATAGGCGCTCAGGCCCACGCCACAACGGCCGTGCCGCTAAGAAGCCGAACACCCGCCTGTTCGGCTATATCCAGCGCGGTTCGGTCTACAAGGACATCAAGCGCATCTGCGAAAAGGCCGGCATCCCCTATCTTGGCACCCATCAACCGGGCCGTCACAGCTTCGCCACCGAGATGATCGTGCGCAACGGCGTCGACATCGCCACCACGGCAAACAAGGGCCGTTGGAAAACGAAAAAGCTCCTCCTCGAAAACTACACCCACGGCGAGGGCAAGGGCGTCATCGATAAGGTCTTCGGGAAGAAGAAGCCGCGCAAGGCGGCGAACGCTGGTGACAAAGCAACCAAAGTGGTTACGAGACCTTACACCAGCCGAAAACGGCCTGCCTGA